CTATTGCTCCTCCTGCTTTTTGTATTCTGCGATTTCCTTAGGGGTAGCCTTCCGGACTCCGTCTGCGTCTGTCCTGTTTGCCACTTGAGCGCCTTCCATGTTTTTTATCTCACCGACTACTCCCAAATGCTCTAAATACACATAATCACCAATCTTGAAACGATTCAGCTTGGCCTGCTCCTCCGTCATGCTCCTGTATTCAGTTGCGGCTTTCATTTTTAATTCAGCCAGACACATTTGACAAAGGGTTACTGTTACAGAATTGCCGTTAAAATCAGTAAACGAAACTGATCTGACAGATTCCTTTTCCGGATGCATCGCGCATGTTTTCTTCATAGGTGATGGCCGTGTAAATTCAATCATGCCGCTTCCTCCTTAAAAAATGTCTTTTTGTCCCTCTGACATAACTCCGGATGAATGGGAAGTTCCATACTCCCGCATTCGAACCGTCACACTGCGTTTTGTCATTTTTCCGTATTGGATATACGGAACTGCTTCGCCCATTCATCAAAGCTGTATGCGTAATCAACGCTTTCAATGAAACTGATTTCCTCCTTCTAACGGATTTTCATACATCCTTCATAGCTGTAAGCCCATATTTCTTTATAATCCCTCAGCTCGCCGCATTCCCTGTTATGATGAAGTTTCTAAAGCTGTTGACCAGTTTCCACATGTTACCTCCATGCGAAAAGCCGCTAATTCATATGGGTAAACGTCAGCCCTCGTGAATCATCAACGAAGAACAGTTTTCTTAAATCATAAAGACGCTATGCGATCCTTTGACTTCGGTAGAATGTCCGGTGATCAATGCTTGCGATAAGCTATTAACCCACCCTCCCTTTGGGATATAAAGGGAAGGGAGAAATTCTCGGAAGAAACGTAGAACAAGGGTCAAATGTTGCTGAGGATGTCACCAACGCAAAAATAGTGTTGAAAAAAAGTATAAATGGGGAGTTTATTTTAACTGGTTATCCTATAAAATAAAGGAGTTCTAATTCACTATTTACGATAATTATGATAGTTTGGAAGAATTAAGTGATTTCCCAGACGGAACATTTCACCAGGACATGGGTTCACCAAAACAAGCCCTTGAAAACTTCATAACTGAATCCAGCAAAGAATGCCTAGTTTTCACAATAAAATTTTGTGAAGCATTTTTAAATAGTGACATATCTGAACAAGAAAAAGAAAGCTTTATAAAATCAAACTCGGAGATTTATTTTCCAGCGATTGAATTAACCCCCATACAATGGTTAGAAAAAGTAATAACTCAAATAAAAGAAACTCTCTAGGTAAAAGAAAGCCCCTCTCATAAGAGAAGGGCTTTATCTATACGTGGACTGGAATCATTTAACCGAAATCTGTTTTTTGTTAAGAGGTTTTGTCACTTTGATTACTGCTTTTATTTGTTGAGTACTCATTTATTTCAAAAGTAAGGATATTCTTAAAGATAACATGATCTTTTCTGCTCTCAAACGGTCCAATGTTATTACCGTGCTTGTCAATCTCGTATCTCGAAGGGCCTGTTCCTGAATCTTTTTGATCGTACCAGTTAATGAAATCATTTACCTCTTTCATCGAAAGATCAAATTCTTTTTCAAGTCCTGTTGTCATTGTTATAGTAAGGATAGCTCGATCATCGTGCCCTTCCTCAGGAATATTGCCACCAGAACTCGGATCTCCCAAGTTATCATCTGGGTTTTTCTCTGAATACACCTGTACTGTTTTCATCATACCTGAAGTATCTACACCAATAGAGCCACCTTTATTAGTTCCCCCGATAATAAAAATATTATTATTAATAGTTGCCGCACCTGCAGCTATTCGAGAACTGGTTAGATTTTGAAAATTGTTAACTGTATTTGCAATCGGGTCATAAATTACTGAACCATTTGATGCTTTTTTACTTGAATCTGATCCTCCCATTAAATATATTTTATTATTGTATACCGTAGAAGCTATATAGCTTAATTTATTCATCAAAGAGTATTTAAAGGTCCAATTATCAGTTTTGGGATCATACTCAAAAATGCTATTACTCAAACCACTTTTATTTTCGCCACCAATGGCATAGATTTTTTCTTTTACTGTTGCTGTGCTTAAAGCTCTTAATGGAATCGGCAGGGAACTTTTTTCAGACCAGGTTTTAGTCTCAGTATTGTAAATATAAGTATTGGAAGTTGGACCTTCACTAGGATTAAATCCACCTATTAAATAAATATCCTTCCCTATAACTGTTGCAGATGATCCCGTTAGAGGTTTAGGTATTTCTACACCTTTTGTCCATGAATCTGTGTTAATGTCATATATTTCAACAGTTTTTAAATAGGTCTTCGAACCAGAATTATCCTCGCCATAACCTCCGATTACATAGATTTTATGTTCAATAACTGCAATAGCAGCACCTTCTCTCCCTTCATTCATAGAAACTTTTTCAATCCATTTATTTTGTTTAGGATCATATACATAAATTTGGTTTTGAACTTTGCCGTTATTATTACCACCAATTACATAGATTTTACCGTCAATAACCGCTGTACTAAAAAGAGATAGTCCTTTCGGTAAATCTTCTTTATCTTCCCAAGTTTTCACTCCAGTTTGATCTGCATCTTGAGCTTTCACTGGTACAGTAGTAGTGAGTAACAGGCTTGAAAAAATGAGAAATAAAACTATAATTAGGTTTTTATTCAAAGAAATCACTCTCCAAAAAGTTAATCTAGAAAAGAACAATACTATTATCGGTTAATTTTTAAACTTGTTTATAAATAATGTTCTTCACTTTGTAAAGTATTAGTTCTGCTACCAACCTATTTATAAACCTGAAACTTTCCAAACGGAATTTTCCGTTTTTATGGGACATTTCCACCTTCTGATTTCATTGAAGACATTGTAGCCAATGAATACTTGAAATTGATTTAAGAAGTATTGGATGGTTCTATTGAAGAATATAAGATTCAATTAAACACCACCCCATAGCATATATAAAAGAAGATCAAACAGTCATAGAACACCTTTATTCAGAAAGTGAAAACGATAAAAGCTCCATGGAAACAGAAAAATTCAAAGAACTTATGCTCGTCTGGAGAGACAAGATCCCACAAAGGTATAAGAGTGATGATTGAAACTTTAGGTTCCTTGAAATTTAAGGGATCTTTTTATTACTTCAATACCGCTTCAAGTTTCGCTTTGTTTTCGATCCATAAATATAATCTGAAGAACTAATTAGGAACCGTCTGACACAAGGCACGTATCTTCTTGTTTTATCTGTACCCTCTGTAATAACTCTTCATCAGTCTTACCGATATGTCTATCAATTAGATGCCCGTCTTTTGCTTCATGAGCAGCTAATCCACCGCCGGGTGCCAGAGGCGTACTATCACCTTGTTTGACATTACCTATGCCCATGTTGTTAGAAGTTTCAGATCTTCTGAGAACAATAAAACCTTAACTTTAACACCAAATCATTATGTAGACGGACCGATTATTGATGTTGCATGATGGAAAAATAATCTGAGTGTTCAAAAAAATGCAAACGGTGAGCAGGTATACATCAAAATATATTCAATTTGTTTTTAAAATACCGGATTGCCTCATCTTGCTCTTTATTTAAAATGTTAATCATTAAATCATGCTCCCTTAAGTATAATGTTTAAGTGTTTTTATATGGGGGAATACGTGTTAGGAGGTGGTTTATTTGGAAAATAATCAGAAAATAACGCTAAACTCTTCTTTCGCGTTATCCACTCTTATTGTCTTACTTATAGCATTGTTCCCGGCCTATTCCTCTTGGTTTGTCACGATATTCTTTTTAGGATTTGCACTAATATACACATTTGAAAAAAATAAGAGTAAATCCTCAAAATTAATTGCCATTATCTCTTATCCATTGTTTGTTGTTGCATTGGTTTACAGCATAATAAACAGTATGTAATAATCCTCCCATCTATAGGGAGTTAGAAAACTTTCCAGTTCATACGATTCTCAATCTTCAGGAATGTAAACAGAATAACGTTCCGCATCATCCTCTGAAATCCGGATCCATTTATAATCCCCTACAAACCAAAACCGCGGTGCAGCTTAAGAGTCAGTATTTTGTGTTTTCAACTCTTGCTGAAGTTCTTTTAAAAACTGAATATCTTAATTCATTCGTTCCTCCTATTCATCTATTTAAAATCACGATTTTAATTTAATTTTAATGTGTTTCATCTTGAGAAAATCCCCTTTAATTGGTAAACTCGTACCTAACTTACATACGAGTGGGTGTTGCCTTGAATAAAACAATCGGAATTACTGGATTAATCATTAGCCTAGCAGTGCAATCATTTTCGGCTGATGAATCGCTATCCCACAAGATTGCTACGGCTTTGTTATTTGTATCAATAATGATTTATAACTTTGAACATGCTAAAGATTATTCTAAAAAGTCACTTGTAATTTTAGGAGTTACCTTTATTCTTTTTATGCTAGGAATTTATCAACTTCTCTCTTTTACCAGCGATTACTTTGAAAAGCTTAATGTGAATTTTAGATATATCCTCTTATTTGAAATAGCATTAATTATTGCATTGGTAACGATTGCAGTAAACGTAATGAAGTACATTGCGAATCGGTTAAGGAAATCACCTAATGGTAAAGGGTTATAACTCTTTGGCTTTTTTATGCTAAATGCTTCTTTCTATGCGATCTTTTATGTTCAAATGCGATATCAACTTTTACCGGTTCCTGCTCTTTTGCTACTCGTTCCGTAACAACAATCAGTTGTCCATTTGCCTGGCGGTCAACGCTATGAACTGAATATCCTTTGGCAGCGTAATATTCACCAATAACCTCATCAACGTGGTTGCTAAGTAGATTTGTCTTAATCATCTAAATAACCTCCATTTATTGTATTTTTATTCTCTATTTGTTTATATTTATTCCATCTTCAGCCACACTCTAATCCATCTCTAGTACAGTTTCCGGGTCTATCACAACCTTTTTGATTTCGCCTTCTTTCAATTCTCAATAAATTCACTATAATTGCTCAGCTGAAATAAGAAGATTGTCTTTAAGGCAAAGCATTTCCTCTATCTGTTTACCATGTGATCTAAAGTGAAAATCAAAAATTTCTATAGATTCTTATTATATATTGCAACTACCATAACTCCCCTTACAAATTTCAAAAGTAATAATTCTTAAAACATCTTAATATTCGCATTCAAATGACATTAGTTGACACAAAAATTCCATATATATGGTAATAACTTCGCTATTTCTCTAATAACTTAAACCATATAATGGAATTGCAAGAAAAAATATATGAAATGGGGGATTTACATGAGTTACAAAAAAGTATTAACAGGTGTTGCATTATCGGTTGGTTTACTTGTTTCAGGATCTCCTGCGTTCGCTGCAAGCGCAAGCACGGATCAAGAAATAGCAAATGTTGCAAGTGATGATTTTAAAGCTCAAGCTATCACTTGGGATCTACCTAGCACTACAGGTATTTTTGCCAACACATTTGATCGAGACGGAATCCGCTGGTATTTAAAAGGTATTACAAAAGTCTCGGAAGGCCATTGGATTGGTCATTACGAAGGTGTACGATTATAAAGATTGCAATTGGGGGCTTCTAGCTCCCTTTTTTAACTTCAAAAACCACTTCTTCGAGTAATATTAAAATATGAACTTACTATAGCGTTTTATTATTGATTATTTTGCCCAGTCCTCTCTGAATAAAAAAATCCTTTTATTGTGATTCTGTTGCCTTAATTAAAAATCTCATTCTTTCCTTCTTTGTTTTGGTGAAATCGTTGCATTTTTTCAAAATGTCCTGAAACAAGTGAAATGGAATTGGATTTAAACCAAGGATTCTGACCTTATTACAATAGCCCCCGTAATAGGCTTACTCGTATTCCTTCTGCTCTGATCTTGAAGTAAATGGATTCACTTGTCTTCTCCCTTCTGACTAACTAAATATCTTAATAACATTCTTTAATTCAACATTTAAATTCTGCGCCAAACAATGAAATGGCTTATCATGTTGGTTCAAATGTTTATTCTCAAAGTGCGCTACGAAATCTTAGCTCGTATTCGAATAACTGTACTATCGGGATTGAAATGGGCCAAAACGATATGACAGGTAAGCCTCAGGCGCAACATATGAAAAAACATTAGAGCTAGCTTGCTCCCTCTTGAAAAAATACGGCCTGACACACGAAAACCTTTGGACTCACCATCAGGTTGTTGGGTGGAAAGATTGTCATAGATACTTCACTAACAATCCATCAGATTGGGTTCGATTTGTGCAAGACGCTTCTAAAATTCTAACTGGAAATCTGTCACGATTCCTACCCCTACTCCAACCAACATCAGTTGAAACTCTGATGAAAAGTTTCATTTGCGGATTTACTATGTGAATTCTTGGATCATCTGGAATCTCAAATAACCGGGAGCCAGTCTTGATTCCATAATCTTTTTTAAGTGCAGGAGACGCTGCTAAGACAACACTTCCCTGTCTATCCGTGTTTCCGACTACAGCGAGATAACATGTCATTGGATTCAATCCCATTGTTACAGCTGAAACCGAAGCATAAAAGGATTTCATATCTACACAAAGTATATTTTTACGTGGAAACTGTGAGTAATCAATCATTGTAAGCAACTCCTATGATGTCATTCATGGTGATGTATACGATTTGATCGTGATGATCTTTTATGTGTAATTTGTGTTGTTCGTAATTGAGATATTGAACTGTACCGATTAAATCCTCAGCAACCCCTTCTTTAAAGAGCTTAAACTTTAGTTCTTTATTCAGTGCCATTGCTTCAGAAACCAAGATGTCAATCTCCTCAATTTGTTGTTCATCTAAAGATGGCTCCATTTTCGAAACATCCAACAAGTCATGTTTTAGTTGCGTTAAATATTCTGGAAGCATCATGGAAGTCCAATTGATTGTTCCTCGATCTCTAAGCATTTTGAATCACTCCTTTATCGATCTAACATTAACAGAACAAACGTTCTTTATTCAATATAAATAAGAACAATAGTTCGATGTAGTTGTTGGAAATAAAGTATAAAGTTCAATGATATATGTAATATTACATAGGAGAATTTCTTTTCGTACAAAGAGAATATGAAGGTGAATGAAGCAAAGCTCCATGAATATTTAAAAGAAAATCTGTCTAGAGAAGCAAAGGAAAAATATAAGATTTATATATTCACAGATGAGGAGGATCATTTGTTCAGAGAAGATCATCGAAAATATTTTCAAAAAAACAAATTTGATAAGTGAAAACGCCCAGCAATTAAACTGGACGTTAATTCGCTCCTATTTCAAAGCTACCCTATAATGTATTAAATTATAGGGTAATTTTTAAAAATGCTTCGATGGATATATAGATTACTCCTAATGAACATTAATTATTCTTTATTTTTTTTTAGTATTCACGCGTAATTTCTTTCCGCTTTCTTCTTTAACAGAGGATACATAGTTTTTCGACTTTAATGCAGTTGCCAACGCTTTATTAGTTCTATTATTTAAGATCTTTATTCGCCTACCTTTTTCAACTATTTCGGAGTAAGGTTTCCCCATTTTAGTTAAATATTCAGTAATTAAATCATTATCGATATACTTTATTTGTCCCGTTAGCAATGATAACCTAGTATCCATTGTTGCGGGTGATTCAAGTAAAAAGTCAAGTAGATCATTGGTTATTTTCAGGTTATGCTCATTAATGAAATAAATTGTATCTTCAAGGATGTCTTTATTTCCATCTGTCATAAAGTTAGATTTTAACTGCTGTACAAAGTATTCTTTGTTAAATTGAGAAAAGTCTTTGCTATCTATGAGTTGCTTTACATCATTTGCATCAAGCGGAAAATCTCCTTGTTTTTTAATAAACTCATCAGAATTTCTTACAACAAGTCGAGTATGAAGTGCATCGAAATTTAATTTTAACTCTTTAAAATTTTCGAATGTTAGAGATAACAAATCATTCTCAATCATTAATTTTGCTCTTGTTTCAGTGACATTTCCGAACGGAAAGTGATCCCAAGAGTGGATGCTAGGAATCAACATCTCGAATGTTTTGTCTGTTATATCTCTACTATTAACGATTTCTTCTGAAATATCTTCTAAAATCACTTCGTCAAATCTATCATTAAGTGCCTCTATATTACTCTCAGAAAGCACACGCCAATTATCTGGATCATTTAGGAAATCTGTCAGGAAGTTCGGAATTGTTTTGTTGTACTCGATATAAGATGTAATAACATTTGACCAGTCTGCAATCATTTTATTTTCTTGAATCACTATAGGCCACAATTCTTTAGGTAATTCACCGATATTCGAGATGGTAAAACTTTTTTTCATGATAATTGAATGTTTAACTTCCACATCTAGCCCTTCCCAATTTAATAGTTCCAGTACACTTTCCTCTGGTTCCTCAGTTTCCTCAGTAAGTAGAACTTTTTTAACAAATACTGCAATATTTTCATTTACGTAATCAATGACAGCCTGTTGACCAGAATTTTTAACTGCAGCATACGTTACACTGGGAGTATTATTTAAAATAACCGATAAATTATTGGTATTGATTTCGTACAGATTATGTTGAACAACAAAGTCGTATATTGTTTCTGAGTTTAGTATATGCTCCAAACGTTTAAATTTAACTGAAAGTTTTATAAGTAGTTCTTTCGTTTTCCTTTCTTCAGGTACTAGCGCAAGAAAATCGGAGTGCTTTGATAATTTACAAGATATAGCTGACTCTTTATCCATTCGGATAATATCATCAGTATCAACATATGCGAGTATATCTGCCAAGTATTCATTTTTTTTCTGTTCTGTATAATCGGATTTATGTTCAATATAATTCCAAAAATCATCCCACTTATTAGATATCGATTGAATAAATGTAGCTTTTATTGTCGCTCTTTCTTTAAAACCATCTATGAAGGTAAGAGATGCTCCTCTTCCATTTACCAATTGTTCAATTATATGGTCATAACAACTTTGATAATCAGGATGTTCCATTATATAATTCAAAAGATCATAGTTGAGTACCTCTACTTGCTTAAATTCATCACCAGCAAGCTTCTTCATAATTTTAGTTTTATTCTCTAATGGATATTCAAAAGGTAGTGATTCATGGTTTTTAATACTAAATACAAATTGAATATCGGATAGGCTCAAATTTTCCGGATAAAAATAAGTAATATAATGGTTATACAATTCATCAATATATCCATGGCGCAACAAGTAAACAAGTAACTTTTTCTCGTAGATTTCATCCGAAAAAACGGTTTTCGATTCGCTTTTAGCAATTAGTGTTTGTAAAGATTGTACACTTATTTCTTGTTTTTCTTTTTTTAATTGTGATAGTTCTTTTTTTAGCTCTTGGATTTTATTTTGCTCTATAACTCTAACGGCTTCTTCTCTTTCAAAATAGTTTGGTTTCCTATTGAAAACGGTTGCAATATCTTTAATTGTCGCTGTACCATTCTTGTCTCTTAAATAACAATGGACAGTATCGGCATTTTTCAACTTTTCAAAAAATTGATCTGTATTAGCTGTGTTGCTTCTAAATCGCTCGCCATCTATCTGAATATAATAACTATTAGGTGAATTCAAATTTGATATCCCTAATTCGCCCAAGTATATAAAATTTAATTCAGCAATTGATTTTAATGGTTCAACTTCTGCACTCGCTATTGTCATCTCTATTTGTTGTATTTTTGCATCAATTAAGTTAATTTGTTCCTTAATTATGCGTTGTTTTTTTGAAAGAGTTCATATACCAACCCTTTATTATATTGTAATTTAGAAAAATCCACGGGATAAATATTCTTGTAGATTATCATTGCCAACAATTTGTTAGCATCAAGATCAATAGCACTTAATTTTTGTTGGTATATTACAAATTCATTAAAAATATTCTTTAATACTCTCATGTCATCAATGTAAATTGTTACATCTTCTAGAAAATAATCGTTTACCAATTCCGAGTAAGGTGAATATTTTATTTTCTTTTTAAGCAAATCTCCTGAATTAGATGCATTAATAATAGGTATTACTGGGATTATAAAATCAAAAAATTTCGTACGGTCTTTAGTTAACTTATCTGAATCTACATCTCCAAAAATATCATCTTTTATCGCATATATAAAAACCACACGTCTATCTATTTGTTCTGAATTATTTATAAGTTCATTCAATTCCCTCAGTTTTTCAAAAATATCGATAATATCAAAGCGATCTAAATCTTCAAAAATTACAACATTATATTTGGAGGCTTCAAAAAAATACAATATTTCATCTAAATATTTATCAAATATTGAGGAGCTCTCTTCTCCTGAATTCTTTTCTAACGTTGCGTTAGCAATTGTCACCTTATTTAGTTTTAAGTTAGCGTGAACAAAATGATAAATTCTTTTACATACAAATAAAGGATATATTATAAAAAAAAGTGTTAATAATGTAGTTAGTATTATTTGTTGCCGATCTCCACCACCAAGACTCCTTGAAATTAATGTCTCAGCATATATGTCTTTAAGTACATCAGGATTAATAAGGTATGTACCAACTATAATGAATGTAAAAAAGGAAATCAATTTTAGGATTATACTCTTCGTTCTTATATGCTTAATTCTTTTAAACCTTGAGAAAGGAAGGGTTCGGTCTTGTACCCGGTATATCATTTGTTGCAGGATGCTTTTCTCTAATTTATTTTCCACATCATTGTTATCTGTGTGGAATGTAGCTAAGGATATATTTAAGAAACTATATTCCTTACTATGTTGTTCCTGATAGGTATTTAATATGCTACTTTTTCCAGATCCATAAGGGCCAGTCAGTGCGATATTTTTCACTTTTTTATTTTTTAACCCCCAACTTAGTGCTTCTGAATATTTCCCATCAGTATCAACATCATTGCTAGGAGTAAGATCTTCAAAGAGACTCTCTGCCTTAACATTGGATTCATCTAATTTAATCTGAAGTTTCTGTAACCAGTTCATAATTTTTTGTTTGAATTTCCCCAAAAAAATATTTCCTTTCTATGCAATTTTTAGATTATTAAATTAGCAAGTTGCAAATGCCAGTCGAGATGAAAATTAATTACATGGTATCTTTAACTGACCTTAGTTCTATCTCTACAATTGACTTTCATATTTTAAATTGTAACATGAGAGGCAAAATATGTGTTTAATTAAGTATGTAATTAAATCTCTCTTTGAGTTTAAACCATCTTAAAAATTAAGTCTCTTAAAATGACCATTAACATAAAAAAAGAACTTGCAAAATGCAGGTTCTTTTTTTATTGTCAATTTATTGTGAATTTTTAACGACAAGGGCATTTTATGTATAGTATAATATTTCCTGTACATTAAAGCATGCTCACTCAAGGGAGTCTTGCTCACCTCCATGTCTCAAACAGAGGAGGTGAGGCCAATGTCAACTTTTCAAGTATTAGTACTCATGCTTGGATTTGGGTCATTTATAATTGCATTGTTGACCTATATAAAAAAATAGACCTCCCTTGAGCCCTGGAAAAGTTTAAGGGATGGTCTATTCGGTAGATCTGAGCAAGCCCTTTTGTGGGCAGCTTTAGTACAAACAATGACCTGTGGGTGTTGGCGCACCCCTGGTCTTCTTTTATTTTATGCATTTTTTAAGAAAGAAATACGCAACCAATCAAATGTCTTACAGTTCTGATTATAACACATTAAGCGAAACCATTGAAATAATTTGCAAAACTTTTGTTTTATGGATAAAACTATTATTTTATTTGGACTCGATAAGTATCTTTAATGTATCAATGTGCTTTATTACTTTCCAAATACTTTTCATGTTGTCTTTCTAAAACATTAATATCCTCTTTAATAATCTTAACTTCATATTTTTCTTTATCTTCATCGGATAAGTTGTCGTTTAAATAGCGCCGTAATTCTTCTTCACTTTTTGTTTTATCCATCCCAATTGATATGACTGGGTCTGTTTCTCCAATTCCAAAGCTAAATAAGCCAAATTCATCCCATGCACTTTCTAATACTTCCTCAGTGGATCTTTGATTTTTAAGAGGATGTGAAACTATGCTATACATGATCACAGAACAAACAATAACCAAGACTCCAATTAATTTCTTTTTCATTGTCTCCTCCTTTTCATTTCAAGATTACCACAAAATACAATAAATGGAAAAATAATTCCTTACCAACAGTATCTTATTCATTACGGGTTGGTTTTGAGAGGATAAATGCTAATCCGTATCTTAAAAACGATCTAAATAGATTAGCATAAGTTTACCGTCAATCACCGTTTGCGAGAGTAACCTCTCATACATTCACGGGAATTCTATTTTAATTTTTTTAGGAGTTTTACATATTCACCATATTCGTCTTCGCCAAGAAATAAAACGGTTGTAAAGCCCTTCTTTTCATATAGATGTCTTGCGTTTAAGTTATCTGTATCTACACCGAGTGTTATTTCCTCATATCCAAGGTGTTTTGCATAATCAATCAAATAATCAACAATAATACCGCCTATCCCACGATTTCGATATCCTTCTTTAACAATCATACGAGATAGATAAATGCGTTTATCTGGAATAGTATAATCTGGGTCATTTTTTTGAAAAACTAATGATCCTTCTCCTATAAACTCGTCATTCACTGAATAAATAAAAGTAATTCTGTTTCCGCTTACTAATTCGTCGTAAAACATCTTAGCCATTTTCTTTTTCTTTTCCACATCCCAAATATTGCCACACTTATTGTAGTCTTCGGGTTTTAATTTCTTTATTTGGTACGAATCCATAGCCTCTCTCCCTTTTTAAAATTATTTAAGAAAAAAGCTCTCTTTCTGAGAGCTTACCTTTGCAATACTTTTGTTTAACTGTTTAGTAATCATCATCTAAATATCCCATCATCTTCTTCAATAATCAAACCATGAAGTCAGAAAAAGAATTAGCGACCAAAAATGTGTCTTTCACTCCATCTGTCATTTCATGATCCAAAAAATAAACCTTTCCTGTTGCTTCTTCTTTCACACCCAGACAAATTTGATCTCCTCCGTCAGCATCAGCAATCGGAATAATCCAGTCTGGCATTTGTTCTTCATAAGCTACTGTCATTGATTTAACATCAAAGTCTTTATCATCCACGCCAAATCCGTAAAACAACCCCAGTCTTAAAAGATTATTGCTGGCTAAAGGATTTTAAGAGTGGGAATAACACATTGTCAGCTTGTATCGTGCTTCCACCATATCTTATTACAAAATCTTTGTACACCTCATCAAGGTTTATGTTTAATTCGTTTTCAAATGCTTAAATTTTTCTTTTGCTTTCTGATTCATTGCTTGAAGCGTTGCCCATCCAAAACAGGACGGGGGTTTACGTTTTATTTCACAATCGTGATATTATATTGAATTTATAAGAGTAATTTGGTAGATATACATTTTATAAGAGAATTACTAACGATTGACCTCATCTCTATACTTAGAAGTTGATCGTTTTTGAAGGTCGTCCAAATTTGGAGTTGATATATTCGCTTCCTTTTTCAATTCATCAAATGTTTCATATAAGGCTATAATCTCGCTAAAGGAGCACTCAAAAAATTTAGCCATCTGAAGTTTGTGAAATATTCTCAAACCGTGGTAGACAAAATTTCGATGGTTACGAACCATATTCAGTTGAAATGCTGGGTCAATTCGATATCCCAGTTTTTCTAAAACCATAAACCCCTCATCCATTACAGAAATCATCTGCATTAATGCATTCTTATCCTTCGCTATTTTTTTAAAGTCAAAGTTATTGATATAATGGATTGAGTTCATAGCAATAATCGGTATGAAGTGACTTTTAAGCCAACCATCAATATTTTCATTAAAACTTAGTTTATGTTTCGCTTCCTTAAAAGCCTTCTCTAATATAGATTTAAATGATAAGTCACCGTCTAAGCTACCGATTACCATTTGTCCTCCCCCCCGAATAAAAATAACACGACCATTTTCTTCCCTCCTCCCCCCACTAATTTGAAAACCAAACGCAATATTTTTTTTAACTTTGCTATTTTTATTTAGGAATGTTTGCATATTTGCAGCATCAGCGTTATTCCCAACAATCACAATATTGTTACTTATATTTTCAGCTAGAATCGGGAGAACCGATGAAAATTGATTGTATTTCATCACCACAAATATGAGATCGTAGTGTTCTTCAGGTTGTAGTTTATCAATTACATTTACTGCATCGACAGTATTTTTTCGTTGGAAACGATGTCGAATAACAATTCCATCTTCTTTCAATTGTTCATACCGCCTCCCTCTAGCTAAAATGGAAACATTGTTTCCTCCTCGTAATAATGAGTGGGCAAGATAACTTCCCAAAACACCAGCACCATAAACCAATACTTTCATCTCCGTCCCCTTTCCACTTATTCTCATCTAAATTTCACCATAGCCTTATTAACTGATTAACAGAAAATGGTTTTATCTCGTTCTGTAATAATTTTTAGCTGTATAGTATTTCCAGTCCCAAAAAGCATCCCCGTTCGACATAATATATCGGTCTAAAAATATTTCAAAGTTTAAATTTAATGGATTATATTCTGAACCACTTTCAAATATAAATAGATAGTTAGGGTCACCATGATTCACTCTATCCTTGTCGATCATTAAATGACATTCTTCCAACAAATAGCCAATAGGTATTCCATTGATACCTTCAAACAAATCCTCATACTTTAGTTCTTCTTCTATATCTTCAAGGCTGAATAGATGAAGTCCTCCACCAATATTCTCACCCTCTGCAAGAATTTCGAAAATTTTCGCACCATTATGCTGAGAAATAAACTTCAGATAATCCTCAGGAAGTGTGAATTTATGATTCGACTGAAAGTTTTGGATTTCATTAAGAGAGGCTTTGGTCGGAGAAAAAGTCACAAGGCCCTCTATAATATATCCTTCAGAACAAAACAATTTAATGGCTCCTTTTTCATCTAAAAGACTTTTCAAACCGTTTATAGTCTTATGGACAAAGTTAGTCAATAAAATCGCCCCCATATTTTCAGAATAAAACACCGAGAATACGAATTTGTTAATCAGTAACAATTTTATTCATAATTGAAGCAGCATTAGAAGTAAACAAAATATAAGTGTTTTTTGCTGTTTTAATTACTATCCTATCCGTAGAGCCATAAGGAAACCCTATCCTTACTGCACTTTTCTCTTGTCCTCCATAGTTCGGATCCAGAAATACACCGTTGATTTCTTTGATTGGAATTTCAATTTTAGATAGTTGCCAATTGATAATTAACTTTCCATCAGATTTTTTAACTTTAATCCCAAGCAAAATTGCATTCTCCTTTCAACTATACGGTCAGTTAAATTTTAACATATTAGACTTTTCCTTGATATTAACATGTTGAGCAAACTTCAATTTATAATATTTGGTTTTTTTTTTATAATTAGGAAGGTTTGTCCGATATAGAGACAGAACAAACAATTTGGAGGAATTACATTGAAGAAATGGTTATTAGGTATTGGCCACTCATACTCTAAAAATCACCCTGAATCCACCATATCATCAGGATTAATAATCGCCTTATGATATGCATAAAAGATGGATTATTAAAAGCGACACTGTATATATTATTGTTTACGCCGGCATATTCCGCAACCGCTCCTCTGAATTTTGGTTAGCGATTTCTTTCGGGCTTAGACAAGGTGAAATTTTAGGTATACGTTTCAAGGATATAGACTTCAATACTGGGGTTTTAAGATTCGAAAAATAAGTATGAACCCGCACTTGCCGGAATAGCGCAGGATATTGAAAATACTCACAATGTGAAGAATACTCCTTTATTGAAAAATATTATTGAAGGTCAAAAAGAGAGTGTGCTCAGCAAGTCTGTGACTTCAAATTTTAGTACAGGAAATAGCAAGTATACCACAGGTACAATGAAACATATTTATCATGGAGAAATTAATAAACGCGGTAAAGCAGTTGGCTACCACCATGAAAGTATGATGGGCGGAAAGATTATACCAGGTACAGAAAAGAAGCCTGACAAAAATGGAGTATATATGGCGAAAGTTGAAGTCGAGTCTGTAAAAAAAATAGCGGATTCAAGTTTCTTTCCAAGAGAATGGAACCGCGCTGACGTATTAAAAGCAATTGACGAAGCTTATCATACCAGAAAACAAGTACGTTCAAATAAGTATAGAGGAATCACTTCAACAGGAATTAAAATTGAAATGTATTTAAATAATGACGGAACAATAGCAACAGCATATCCGTTATATAAAAAATAATCTTAAAGGTGACCAGAGCACATGAAATATTTATACAAGTTTGATAAAGATCCATTTGGTGATATAAAAATAGTTTTACCAGAAGAAATCAGTCTTTTCTCTGACTTCATTGAAAATATTACAACAATAGAACAAACTGATGAGTATATAGAATACATTCAGAATGTTTTAAATGGGATACATGAGGATTTTGAAATTGATTTAAATGGGATAAGTGTATTGATAAAAAAAGATGTTACCGATGTTGAAAACCCTTTTTTGATCGACGACCCTTATAAAAACTCAATAGAAACAGACCAATTTAAAGAGCTATTATTAATATGGAGAAACAAAATTCCTGAGATATTTAAAGGTTAAGTACATTCATTATTCTACGCGGTGAAATTTGGTTCTTAACCTTTATTGAGCCGGTATTTAAATTTCCCAGAGACCAAGATATTAAGGCCTTTCTCATAAGAGATGGACTTTATCTATGTTTTCAATAGGATAGACTGTCTTCAGTCCGAGATCCCATCAACATCAGGCTGGCGACAAAGAACCTTGCATTATACAGCGAATTATTCAAATTCAGCTCAAAAAAATAATTTCGTCCCCAATTCGATGAATGATGACAAAATCAATAAATAAACAAAGTAAAAAACCCTTGCTACGCAAGGGTTTCGGCTATGATTCCGACTGGGCTCGAACCAGCGACCTCTACCCTGTCAAGGTAGCGATTATCTTCTGATGCGAACAGACGTTTTATTTAGAAACCTTATTTTATAAGGTTTGCTGACAAGTCTTTATGATAAAAAATCTTCTGTTTTGGCTAAAAATGAACAAGTTGGTCCCCAATTCGTCCCCATCTGTCCCCATAAACTTTCACCTTGACAAACAAACATATGTTCGTTTATAATATTATTAAGCATTAAAAAAGCTCACCTTTTGGCGGGCTTTGATAACTTATAATTCATCTTCATCTTCAATTTCGAGGTCATCTAGGTCATCTAGGTCATCATATTCTTCAATTCCTGACGCCAATTGTCCATTTTCCTGTTCGATTCTTCTTAAAACTTCCTCAACTTTTGTTCTAATTATATTTCCCAATCTCTGTACAAAATCAATTTTTAGTTGAGGTGACCAATGATCTCTTTCGCAATTTTCTTCATAACAACTTATCAATAATGGAATGATCGTGTTAAAAATGTATATAGCTATAGCATTATTTTTACGCGTTCCCGTTAGTTGCATAAAAGCATGGCCCCTATACTCTTGCGGCCATGTTTTAAAGGTTCCTGTTAGCCCTATTTCTAATAGTACTCTTTCAAATCCATACTGGATTGCAGGTCTAATAGCTTTCAACTCTTCATTATTGAATAGAAAAGTTAGTGTTCCTAAGATAGTAGATATTCTACTTCCTTCCCCTCTCATTGCATTTACCCTATCTCTAGTTTTCCCCATATAGCTTTCTAGCGCCGTTATATATACTTGTTGACCTTCAGACAGAGGCTCTCTTGGAGTATCTATAAATCGTTTAAATATCCAATACAACAAGTCTTCTGAAATATTAAATTCTAGCGGTGTTACATGTCCCCAACATTCTACAGTAAAAATATCTTTAACAATGGCTTTAGCTCTATTAATACCTGCAAAAACTATGCCATATAAACAATTATTCATTTCAACAACAAGAATATCAATAATAGTGGAGTTTATTCTAAGATCCTTACTTTTTAAAGTGCCGTCAGCATTATACCACTCTGCTTCATTTTTTTTTCTTTCGGTATACCCTTGAAAAAATAAATACTGGAGAGTTTGATTTTCAATTTGAACTCTTTCAAACTCCTCTAAACTAAAACCATTCACAACCCTTACTTCAGAAATTAGATCTTCAGTCCATCCACGAACACTTCTTCTTACTTCAGCACCTCGTTGAATTCTCTGACTGAATTCCTCTATATTTTGGAATGAATGGAATTCGAATATAGAAAAACTTAGCAAGTTAGATACCTCTTTCTCCTAGAAAATATCATTTCTAGCTTCAACTTTATAATTATTAGCTTTTATATCAAAGAACAACCATATAACTATGTAAAGAAAGAATCTTTTGATTTTCTTTTTAGAGATCGGTTCTACAGTTGGGATTATGCTCCCGTAATTCAAATCAAAAGATTTAGATAAGATTAAAACTTTAATATATAAAAGACTTTCAACTTTTTTTCGTTGAATAGCTCGATCAATGTCTACCTGAAATTTCATTTTTTCTTGAAGCAGTATTTTCCCTTTCAAATCCTGTTCATTGTCAATCTTATAGTCTAACCATTCAGGGATTTCAACATTTAATGACAATCCACCAAGTTTATAAATAAATGTACGCAAAAAAAGATTTTTATAATTAAGTTTACAATCTATATGGACAGTGATATGCCTATCGCTACCTTGCCTAACATAAAAATAACTATCTGACTTTCTGCTGTTATTTTCCAACCCTATTTCAAACTTACCGGGATATTTTAAAAACTCGATAATTAAACTGATAATAATTAAGACTATTGCTGAATTAATCGTAAATCCTAAATTAGGTTTATCTTTTATTTCATTTGCCAAAGTATCTAAAAAACGCGAAAGAAAAACAACGATGTCTATCTTTAAAAAGTAAACTATAAATATTGTAATAGCAGGACTAAAAATTGTCAAAAATTTTAATATTTTCTTTCTTATTTCGACTAGAGATTTTAACATAAACTTGCTTTCCTTTTTATAGAGAGATCTCTTTAATTAAATTTGTAACTTCACTAAGAATTGAAATATCGTCGATTAAAAGAACACCGTTATTATACAGTTGGACATTTGTGTAGATCCCTATTTTATCTGTTATTTGTAAAGATACAAACTGAATATCTATGCATTCATCTAATATAATCCAATCAATTTCTTTAAATAAATTTATTTTGCTCTTCTCTTTTTCTATTCCAGTTGATCGATTAATTTTTTGAATATAGTCATCAACATATTCAATACTTTCAGCAGGAATAGGATCAATAAATTTCAATTTGTTTATAAAAAGATTTCCTTTAACGCAACTATCTATTAATCTCATGAATTTACTAGATGAGATAATAACCTGCCTTAGATTTAGATTCTTAACTTTTTTAAGAAGATCCACATAATCATTTAACCCATAATCATAAGTGATCCCGATGATGCTTTCAGAAAAATAGATAAGAGAATCTTCTTTAAAAATTTCTTTTAGATGTTCAAAAGTTTCTTCGTTATTAAATAACTCAAATAATTTCATCTGCAACATCAGGATCACTCCTCTCAAAATTTTGTAGCTATTAGTATATATTAATCCAATTAGATGAAAATGTCATCAAAATAAATCTCCGAAATATTGGTTTATATATAGGTGGCAAACATAGGACTAAAATGCTTAAATATCTCGTATAATCTGCTTAACTTTTGTAAGAAGCACGTCGATCTCTTAGTGCTGTACTTGCTGAAATTCTTTCATTCGAAAATGGATGAGTTACAGTATACCGCAATACGTTTTTGCGGCATACCGCAATCACTTTTGATGTATACTGAGTGTATATTCGAGGAAACAGGGGGTTTCCCCCCTTGAAAACCTTGAAACCTGCAGTTGCGCTTCTAGCTTTGCCGGCGGAAGCGCTTTTTCTCCTTTTCTCCTCGCTGCTTCTTTTCATTTTGGAAAATGTCATAAAACTGTTTGCAAATTGTGACAATCCCTGCAATGGAAAGAACCCAGTTTCTAAACTCATCCACTTAACCACCTCCTAACACAAGAATTATACCATTTTCATCCTAAACACCAATATATTTCATATAAAAATTACTCTAAAGAGACGGATGCTCCGCTAGTCATTTTTACCCAACCACATCAAATCTCTGCTTTCTCTTATCTCTATTCAAGGGCAAAACAGGGAATAAAGATGCAGACCAAATGATTCATTTTTCCTTTTCAATCGTACAGCGACCATTTTCTTCATTCTTCCATGGTAATATCTTGTTGAAGATTTTCAAAAGAAAGGATATGGTCATGAAAGTTTTTGAAGCAAACAGCTTGTTGACCGCTGCCAAACAGCGTGCGAGTGAATACAAAGAACTGCGCGGCCAGATGGTCAATCTAAAAAAAGCGTTTCAAGGTATGGCTGACCTCGGTGACAACGACTTTTCAGGCCGGGGCGCTGACAACATCAAAGCCTTTTTCCAAGACCACGCCGGCGTCACAGACAGCTGGCTTGATCTGATCGATATGAAAATCGCATTTCTCACAAGCCTTCCCGGTAAGGTCGAAGATGCCGGACTTTCCAATTCGCATGTGGAGGAATCATTTCTGGAGCATGAGCTCACCCACGCCCTCAGTAAATCAAAGGCGATTATGGAAGAGCAGAAAAAAGACATGCGCTCCATCCTCGGTGAGATCGAAGACATCATCTCGCTCGAATTGTTTTCAACCGAAAACACGGATCAGAAGCTCTCTTCAGCAGACAAAAAAAGAAGCGAAACAATACATAAGCTCGGCAAGCTCGATCACGATCTAATGAATGAATACGCAGAAACCGAAGCGAACGAACAGTTCATCCAAGCTGACTTCCAGCAACTTCAAAATGCCACGGGCAAAGGAAAAAGCGCCACGCCGCTTCACTACAACGCCAAAGCGTACCGTGAAAGCGACATCCATAAGAAAAAAGGCGATATCGCAAGACATTCGGATGCTTATTTGACGATTAAAAAGGAAGAAGCGAAAGAGCGTGAAATCAAGGATCTGAAGAAAAAGCTGGCTGATGGCGTCACCGATCCGGATGAGTATTTGGAAATCGCCAAAAAGGTTGGCTATGAGAATCTCACCCCTGAACAGCTTGAATTTGTTTCATTTCTGGAACAGCGTAAAGCTTTCATGGATAACGGAAAAGAAGCATTGCAAATCATAGGTGATGGCGCCAAAGGTCTGCTTGTTGGTGTATACGATCTTGCCAAGGATACCGGTGAAGGAGCACTTCAACTCGGACGGAATATCGGTTGGACAATTGACAACTTAAACAAAGATCCTCAAAAAGTTCTGGATACTGTTCTGGAATACGATTATCTAGGTGTCTATCAAAGTATGGTTGACACATTGAAGGATGATTGGGATAAAAAGATGATTCACGGGGATGCATATACACGGATGCACTATGTTACTTACTTGGGCGGAAGTCTTCTGTTATTGAAAGGCGGAAAGTCCTCTGTCTCAACAGGCTCAAAAGATCTTGCTAAAGTTGGGAAGGCGGCTAGCGAAAAGATTAAAAATGGCAATTCATCTGTCAAGCCTTATGCCAATAGATATACCCCGGCATTAGAAGGGATTTTACAAGACGCCGGGAATACTATTAATGTTAAAAATACGCCGCTTTTAAAGAGATTAGTTCAATCAAAGGATGATTTGTTTACTAAAGCCGCACCTTATACTTACAGAGATGAATACGGAAACCTCAAAACAGTTAACTTAAAAATGGGCCATCTTAAAAACCAAAAACATCCTAAAACTGGAGTTCCATATAATAAAGACGGTTTCCCAATTTTCAAAGCCAAATTTGATACGAAGATTGATTCTAAACTTTATAAGGAAAGCGATTATTTACAATTTAAAGATGCAACCTTAAAATTAAAAGAAGAAATTGAAAGAGATCCTTTACTTAGAAATCAATTCAATGACCTTCAAATCGAAATGATAAAAGCTGGTGAAACACCAGACGGATATACTTGGCATCATCACCAAGATTCAGGGAGAATGCAATTAGTTGACCAAAAGGTGCATCGGCAAACAGGCCATACAGGAGGTCGGCACCTTTGGGGTGGTGGAAGTAAGAACAGATAGGAGTTGGTCAATATGACAGAGTGGAGATTTGCCGAAGAACCCATCGGGGAAACAACTGTTAAAAAAATCGAAAAGGCTTTAGATATTAAGTTTCCAAACGACTACATTTCAACTATATTAAACAACAATGGAGCACGCCCAAGTAAAAAGATTTTTGACTATGAAAATACAAAAGGCGCGGTTTTTAATCGATTACATGGCCTAACTGAGGATAGTTCAAGTTTTATTTTAGAGATCTTAGAAGATTATCAGGATGGAAGAATGCTTTCAGGGATAGTCCCTTTCGCCTCTGATCCTTTCGGTAATGAAATCTGTTTCGATTATCGTCAGAATAAAGAGAATCCCTCTGTGGTTTTCTGGGATCATGAAATTGCTTATGAAGACCCTGATGGAGCTTTGAGTCATATATGTGATTCATTTACGGAATTGGTAGATAAGCTCTACGAAGAATAGAATCAAAAAGTCCGTATAAACAAAGCCCTTCCCTTTTAAAAAGGGCTTTGTTTATCCTTCCAGTTTGCCTTTCGTTTATCGGTCCGAATATACCGCAGCAGTCAGGAAATTGGAACAGATTAAAATTAAATTACAAAAAAAGCCCGCTTATAAACAAGTGGGCTTTTACTGATCATACGGCCGGTACTTCTTCCGCTCGGCGTCTAATTCTTTTTTAACTGCTTGTACATGTTCCCGCAAGAACAAAGCCACAGTTCCCACCTTTTTAATCGCCTTAAGCCGACCGCCGCTGACAAGCTGGCTTACGCGCTGTCGGATAACAGAAAGCAGCTCGGCAACTTCAGTAGCCGTCAAAACTTCATCTTGGATAAACCTAATTTTTTCACTTTCTTTCATATCGGCTTTCTCTCCACATCATGAAAATTCCTTTTAACAAAATAAACATTACAGCCAGGTATAAAACAAATGCTGTGATTTTCCCAAGGGCACCAGCTGTTTCGTAATCAATAGTCACAATACCAGCAATAATGATAATAAGTGTGATTCATATCCATGTTCAGTTCTCGCTTTTCGCTTTCCTTCGTCGATTTGTCGTAGATGTATTCAATCGTAATCACCATGCCAGTTATAGAAGAATCTAGATCTTACCCTCGTCCACTTCAGTGCCTCTTTTCTTCCCACAGTCAATAGATAGAGAAAATAAACTCCTTCTTCTTAAAAAAGTTACTTTTCTTAATAATTTAGTTTATTAAGGAAAATTTAAGGTAATCACCAGCAAAATTATGGTATTATAGTTCCTATTACTTTATACCTTATATTATAAGGGTCAAAAGTAATAGAATTAACAAGAATTGAGGTAATAAGAATGAAAAAGCGCAGTATTATTCTAATTTTAATGCTCGTATCTATTTGCTCTGTTATAATACCAATGCACACTAGAGCAGAAGAACAAATTGATTATAAAGCAATCTATAATCAAGCAATTAAAGAAGGAGTAATAAATCAATTTGAATTAAGTTATGATGATTGGTTAAAAGAAAATGTAGGTTTTAAAAAAATTTACGATGAAGGCATTCAAGAAGATGTTTTAGAACCCACCCTTAGCTACGAACAATGGATTAAACTAAATAATTATGGGCAAGAACCTAAAGATGACAATACAGAGCTCGTATCATATACAATAAAGGGATCACCCAACGCCAAAGTAACTCTATTGTCAACAAACAGCTCAAATGTTAAGGTAACATCATTGTCCAGTTTTTCAGTAAAACCAGGAGACATTTTCATTACAAATTCTACCTCATCAGCTGGAATTATAGGCCACAGTGCTATTGCTAATGGCTCAAATCACATCTTAGATATGCCTGGTTATGGAAACAAAAGTGATAATAATAGACAGCTTACTGTGTCACAATGGGTATCAAAATATAACAATGGTTGGATCAAAGTTTATCGATTAAAAAATAGTAGCTTAGCAGCCCAAGTAGGAAAATATGCGGACAGACATTATTGGTCTACTACAGGGTCTTCAAAAAAAAATATACATATTCCTTATAAATTAACTCCGCATCTTTATAGTGTATCGCCCAGTTATTGTTCAAAATTAATCTATGATGCCTATTGGTTTGGTTCTGGTTCAGCAAGTGTTCTAGTGAAACGTTCTGGATATGTTATGCCATTTAATTTAATCGATAATGATTTTACTTCGAAGTACAGACCGTCCTTAGTTCATAGATATTAAATGGAGGAACATAAAATGTTTAAAAAAATAGCTCTTGTTCTTTTAACATTAGTTGTTATAATTGGTGGCATTTCTTTAATTGTTCATTTTCACAATAGAAAAGTGGCCGAAGATAAAATTGATCAATACATTTCGGATTATGGTATCCCCAAAAATGAGATTCAATCTGAAGAGTATCCTTTATTTACATCTGTCAGTGCACCAGCTGGCTTTTTCAAAACTGTTTATGTGAAAAATGAAAATGATAAACAAAATTATTATATTTTTCACTATGATCCATCTAGCAAAAAAGTAAAGTTTTCAGCAGTAGTAGAAGGAAATGAAATATCCATGCATGATAAGTTGATCAAAAAATTGAAATACCAACCTTCTGATAAAGTATTGAATCAATAAATTAAGTGAAATAAAAAGCCCTCATCTGAGGGCTTTTTTATTAGACTATTAATAATGCAAGCTTCGTTTTTGTTTTAGGCCCATAAATCCCATCAGCTTTTAATCCATTCATCAATTGGAATCGCCTTACTGCACCCGCCGTCTTCGCGCCATATGCGCCGTCGATTCCGAAATTCTTTGCATTCTTATCCGGGTAATAGCGGAGCGCCGCCAGCGCCGTTTGAATCTGTTTTACGGCCTCCCCTCGGGTCAATGGGCTTGTGACTTTAAAAGTACCCGCAGGCAGGCTAAATTTTGATTTTTGAGTGGATTTAGGCTTTGACGATGTTGCTTTCTTCTTGTTGCCGCTTTTCAGCTCGTTATCGCTTTTGATATAGGAAACATTCACATATCCGTGGAATGTCTTGCCTTTTGAATTGGTGTATTCAACATATCCCCATCCGTTGACAGTTGATCCAAGCTGATATTTTACAATCGTGCCATTCGGCAGGTTAAGCACCATGGAAGAAGAGGCGCTCCGTTGTGTACGTAAAACAAGGCCATCGCTTGAAACCACCGTGTTTTTGATGAATCTTCCTGTGTCTGTATGGGTAACGTCCGGATTTGATACAGGCGCCGTTACAACCACACCATCCATTCGCTTTTCAACACGGGTCTTAAAATCGGCAAACCCTTTAGAGTTGCTTACCCACGGCTCCGGGCAGATTTTATGTGTAATGTCGTAATGTCGAACAATGTCATTGATTGGATCGAGTTTATACATTTTGCACAACTCGGCACAAACTTGTTCTGCACGAGCGATGGTATCCGGATGGAAAGTGCCGTTCTTTTCAATGCAAAGCTCCACGCCGATAGATAAGAAATTTGCATTCGGTTTCAGCGCCGCGACACCCCGGTAAGGCTGCCCGTTAACAAATTGCTGAACGTCATTCGCATGATAGGCCACCTCATTCAACGGAATGATGCAAATAGCCTCTGTACGATCGACAAAAATATGTGCAGATGCAAACGTCTGTTTCTTCTCAGACAGATTTCTGTTCTGTGCGGGGAGCGTTTGACCAAAGTATCTATAATGATTGGCAACAGACGCGCCAGGGTTTGCCGTGTAATGTACGGCCAGTTTCTTCACGCCGTTGTTTTTAATTCCCGGCCGCGTCCATTTATTAATATCAATATATTGGTTTTTAAATGCTGACATAAAAATCTCTCCTATTCTGTTTTGAAATATAAAAAGGCCGCCGAACGGCAGCCCTTACTTGGTTAAATCGTGCTGTTTTAAAACGGCTTTTTGCTTATGGCCTTTTTCAGTCACATAGTTGTTTTTGAACCATGCTACCAGTGACATGATGATCGTAAACCCGATGGAGCCGCCTAAATAAACCGCGTCCGCAAGGTCATTCACTTGATCATCTGCAATCGGTAGCACATCTTTACCAAACATCACTAAAACTTGGTTTACCAGAGCAATAAAAAGAAGCACAGTCCGGACGACTGTACCTTTGTCGAATTTTTTCATATGTTATTTTCCTCCTTATTTTTGCAACAGGTTATACATGATCGCGATAGCCCCGCCGATAAAACCGGTGCTAACTGCCGTTATTATAGCCCCTGTGATGGTCCGCTTGATCCAAGTCGTATTTTCATCAATTTTGTTCAGCTTTTCGTTTAATGAAATGATTTGCTGATCATGCCTGTCTGAAGAACGTTCAAGGACACTTACCCGCTGTTCAAGAGTCTTTTGCCCGGCTTTAACCTCTGTAATTTCTTTTTGTAAAGCATTCACTTCCGGTACCTCCGTCATTTGTGACATTAGTACGCCCCCCTTTTATCTATCTCATACGTTTCACCTCCTTCGAGGCAAAATAAAAAAGCCTTATTTATTGGCTTCTGTTTGTTCCTCGTATGGTTGCCCTGTTACTTCCTGAAACTGATCCGGTGTAACATACGCAGCAGCCACACCCTCTTTCATATCGTCGATGGTACAATCGTTAAAACCCATTGCCTGCTTTACCATTGCGGTTGTCGCCCACTTGTAGAACAAGGCATAAACCCAGAAATTAAGATTCACTGGTCACCCCTCCTTCCAATTCCAATACTTTAAGCTTTAAGGCAGCAAGCTGTTTACCCATTGAAACATTTACTGCTTCAGCCTGCTTTCGTGCTATGATTTCATTTGTAAGCTGCATCCCAAGAGCTTGCTGGCCTTCTTCAGCTTGCTTTCTTGCAAGCTCTTCGACCGAAAGTTGTTGCCCGATCTTGTAAAGCTGATCTTTAACTGGATCGGGATCGGTAACTATCTCTTTTTTCAAGCTGTCTTTATATTCTTGATCAGCCGTTTCGATCCAAGTATTCTTTTCTTTATCAAATTTAGGCCGCCACATTCCCGCACCATCAGCCGATAATGGTGGGATGTCCGTAGCGTTATCAGGCATCTTATACTCTCCGGTTTCCGGATCGAGTGATAATTCAGCCGGCTTTCCAATATAAATATTGTCGCTTCCGTAAGGGAATATCAGTTTCATGAAATCACCTTCCTTTCTTTAAGTTAGTGGAATATTTATGTCGATATAGTAACCGTTGGCCTTTGATTCGGTTGTTGCCATAATACCAGTAATTTTCATGTCGCCTGAAGCGTATACAATTATCTTGCTGTACCCAGTTGTTCCGCTGGTTGCAACCAATTTCACCACACCTTTACTTGGAGCGCAGGAAGTGGGTATGCTGCCGAAGACAATTTCCCTGTCAGTAAGAACATGACCATTTAAGTGAAGCGTATTCCCTACTTTTCGATATTGAACAGGTCGATCCCCTGTTTTGGCACCGTTTTTGTACGTCACATCTAACCAAGGAATATCAATGTCAGTAATAAGCTCCCGCCAACCCGTAAACTCACCTTCCTTGTGAATTGTTGAAATCCATGTACGGTTATCATAAGAGCGTGTGGCAACTATTTTTTTTAATCCTTGTGGCGGAGCCAAGTCAGCAGGCACATCCGATATATCATAATAATACCAAGCTGCATCATCATCACCAGGATGGTTTACAACGCCGGCACCAAAATAAAAGCCTGTCGGATAATCAAAAAGATTCTGCCCTTTCATTATTTTTATTCGTTGCCCGTCTTGTGTTGTCAGGGGATAGAGTTGCCCGCCATTCCACTTGTCCCTTTCCACTTGAGAAATATGGCGAATGCCGTTGTTATCGTGTTGGCGAAACGCATAATAGTCGGCCTGTTTCACATTATCAACGTTACTAAGCCCGATCTGCTCCTTTGTAACCTCATGTGGATTATCTCTTCGGGCAGCCAGTTCATCAGTATATGCTTTAGCGTTTTTTTCAGCCGCATCAGCTTTGTTTTGGGCTCCTGTTGTCGTTTCCTTCGCATTCCAGTTAGTGCGCTCTGTGGCTGTAATATGACGGTCATTATCCTTTGTATGGGCGTCAAAATCTGCTTTGGAAGCCTGAAGTACATTGTCAACGTTACCGAGCCCCACTTGTGCTTTGGTTGTCTTATGTGGGTTGTCAATTCGTTTTTCGTGCTTGTCAGTATAAGCTTTGGCATCAGATACAGCAGAAGAAACATCTTCCTTCGTTGCTCCGATCGTTTGCAACTCTTTCAAAGCCTGATAGGCCGTATATTGATACCAGTTAAACCAATCGGCCGGCGGGTGGTCCATCGGCTTATACCCTTGATCAATGGACGTTTGCGGCGGCCGCTGACCGGGGTTCCCCCATTCTGGTAATTCTTTTATAAAAGGCATATGCTTCACACTCCTTAAATTGGTAACGGGTAATCATCTTCTGGCCGGAAGATGCCCCCCAGGGTCCCGCCGTCTTTTCCATCAGAAGAAAACCCATATTCGCTTGTTTCTATGGTGCTGGCTGATGATGAAAAACAGAAAGTGCCGTTTAAATCCACATAAGCAACTCGAACCCCCGCAGCCACCGTTTTTTGAACGATGTTCGAAAATTGCGTTTCGCTCATTCCTACCTTACTTAATGCCTCGATCGGCGCCTTTTTCACAATGATTGCAGCTGGTTCATCCTGGTTGTTTTCTTTGCTGCTCACAATGTTTATTTCACTCGGCTTGCAGTTCAATGTTTTCGCCAGCGCTTCAATAATCCGGTTTGTTGTCCCGTCTGACGCATTCCGGGCTACCTTTCCACGAATGAGCACGCGGTATATTTCATCAGTAGCCCGGCCCCGATCCTGGGCCACGTTATCCCCGAGAAGGTCCAACGATTTCCCGCGCGCCGCGTCAATATCCCGCCATAGTTCCGCCGTTGTCAGTGAATTTTTTAATGCTGTCAATTGTTCATCAACAATTAAAAAAAGCTTCCCGATATTGCTCTTTTCATCTTTCAAGAACGCATCAGTAAGCTTTCCTATTAAATCCTTGATCATATCAGATTCACCACTATTTCAGAGAAGTGAACTTGCGCAACTTCTCTCGGTTCAATGGTGATATTTGACTGACCGAGAACCGCCTCATCCTTCCCGATTTGTATAGTCACATCTGAAACCCCATTCACCTGATATACAGCGTTAAAAAGTTGCGACAGAATAACGTCGTCACCCATCTGCGATCCGGTAAAAGATGAACCATTTTCATCAATCCCGCCAATTTTATATACGAGATTGTTTTTGATCTGACTCACGCCGTCAGCAGGGAATGAAGCGTTTGTTTTTAAATCGAGCTGCACATAAATTTTCACTTCTTTAGCAAAATCAAATTTGACATCGTGATCCAAACCACTTGCATCTGTAATGACAACCGATTGTTCTCCGACTGTTTCAATACCGGCCGCCACGCTATCAAATAGAGCTTGGGCCACGTCTATTTTTGTTCCCCCGAGAACATAAGCATGAATGCTTTTCGGTGGATTGCCGTCTGCATCCGTTTGCATGGTATTATTCGCGACTATATTCGCTGAACGAACGCCCGAAACGGCAAGCAATGCCGAAATGATGCCGCTATTCGTAGAAGCAGAACTGCCTTCAACTGATTTTTTAATTCGCGCCCGAAATTCCGGATCAGATTCCTCGTCAGTGCCGCCGGAAGCAGCTTCCGGATTATTCACTGAATAAACTCCCTCTAACGTCTCAGCCTGTTCAGTAATGGTATTGGCCGCGACATTGTTAATAATCCCTTTAGACAGCGATACAGCCGCCCCTGTGCCCGTTCCATCATCCCCGATTACAACATCTTCGATTAGTTCAAAATAAATACCGGATTCCGTTGTATATTGGGTTTGTTCTTCTATGACGAATCCAGGTTCCCCGGTAAAAAACAGAGTTGTGACCGCCTCAGCCGCCGGCTCCCGGCTTATACCGAAATTACTTCCCAACCTGTCCAACTGAACGCCCTCCGATTTACTGACAAAGCCGCTATTATAAACCCGCTCTGCAATGTCCCAAATTCCCGCCAAAAACCAAGCAAAGATACGTAGGATAATGCCTAATGGCGTTTTGCTTGACGTGTTTATATCTTCGCCAAACAGCTCCTTCGCTTTATCCTCCATGCCGTCAAGAAGCTCCGAATAGGTCTGCCGTTGGAATCCTGTTTCATTAAGCAAGATCAACACCCCTAAGCTCGATTGTTTGATCATCCTCTTTATTCATTTTCAAGTGGACAGATAGATTTCGTGTCTCTTTATCGTGAGAAAACTCAACTGATTCAACGCTAGCAATTCGCTCGTCTTGTGTTACAGCATTAATAATGTCGTATTGCGCCTCTTCTTGATCAAAGCCTTTCCCGAGAATGTTACTCCGATCCAAGCCGAAATGTTCATCCAGAGTAAATTCCCCTAACCGTGTTTTTAAGGTTAATTCGACTGATTGAGCAATTTCCTCGTTCCCCTCAACCATCTGAAGAGTACCGTTTTCAAAACATAGATCACCGTCTACAAGCTTGAGCGTTTTCATCCTTCCCACACTCCTATGACCACCGGATCATTGATACTGTGCGTTCGTCGAGAATCAGGATCAAACGTTTTGTTCCCATCCAAGTTATCAAGAGATCTTTCAGCGAATGAAACAAAAACCGAGGAACCAACCTTTATATTAGGCTCAACATGCTTTAAAACTGGTGCATGTTCGATCAACGGGTATTCATGAAGGTATTCACCATCATTCATAAGAAACAACAATTGCAGATCAGCAGTATGCTTTTCTGAATTGTATTTCACAACGCGAGCCGGAGCCAGTGTATGGATGGATAGTTTGATTCTTTTCTCAAAAGCATCGAAAAACCTCGTCGCTTTACTCATTACATCACCTTGCATTCTGTGAAAAAGTCTCTTCCATCAAACGAATGAGTACCCTCTTTCACTCGATATTTTCCTTTTGCTGTTTTGCTGTTGATTTCAATAATTGAAGCAACAGCGATACGGTGCTGAAGAAGACACTTCGCCTTATAACCTTTGAAATTATCTTCCTCAACCTGCTCAGGTGTCTCAATTAGTCCGGTGGCCTCTTCTAATTTGAAACGCTCATCATCGCCCTGATTAAGTGGGCGAATAACCGGTTTCCCTCGTCGATAGTACATAACGGCTCCTGCATCATGTATGACTTCTTCTAAATTATTTTCTATTAAGCCAGTCACCCGGTAACCCTTTTTGTACACCTTATTTTTCGGCAGGATAATATTTTTCACTTTAATTCCGAGAACGCGCAGCAGTTTATCTACAATTTGCCTCGATGTGGTTCCTGCTTTAAAAGTAATCTTCATGTATCGTTTGCGATACCTAACCTCTTCCCGCGTCCCGTAATTCCTGACAGTCTTGTACGTTCGGCCGTTTTTGTCTTTCCTGACAGTAACAACCGGTTTTGCAAGCTTATATCTTTTTTTGACATAATATTTCTCAGCAGGATCAGCATTGGCAGTTGTCACTTTCATATGGGTATAATCGTCACCGTCTTTTGAATAGATCGACGTCACCTTATCCAAGCCGCTCCAGTTATTCAGAACCTTTGTCACTTTGCCAATCGTCAAAACGCCGTAGTCGTCTCGATAACCCGCCTGAACCGTTATCGTGCTGCCTTTTTTTATCTTGTTGATCGAATCCTTGCTAAGATTGTAAATCTCAACTTTTGTTTCATTGGGTTTGAAATCATCGTCGAAGGGCACTTCAAAATGAATTTCTAAATCCTTGTAATCAAATGTGATCTGCGAACTGCCGTTATCAATGGTTATCTTGACGACCCGGCCAAACAGTTTTTTATTCGTCGTCGCCAATGTCATCCCCCTCCGATCCATCAGCTACATCATCAATATAAAGAAACACGGTTTCCATGAAATTCTTATATGTAACCCGTGTTTCTGAATTTGATTCATCTAAAGGGATAAGGGCGGGAGCCGGCAGATTTTCATTTACAATGTCATCCCATAAAGGAACATTGAGTATAAGCTTCTCGCCCAGAACGATAGGCGTCATATCCTGCTCATATAAATCCAGTGAAAAACTATCATCGGATTGATTGTAATTTATGCGCAGAATAAACGTGTCATCCGCTAAATCAAATTCGAACTGCTGCGGAATATCCTCTTTATCAAAAGGAATATAGTCCCTCGTAGCCATTTCCCGTACCCTCCCTATTTAATCCGCATCTTTACCCCTATAGGTATTCTTCTGTCAGGCCATGGATTGAGCCGCCTCAATGCGCTGACAGTAGTTCCGTATTTGCGGGCGCAGCCCCAATACGTATCACCCTTTTTCACCTTGTGATAAACCTTATTGGATTTTTTTGTGGTTTTTTTCTTGTTGGCCTTTTTCTTTTTCCCGGCTGTTTTCACTTTCTTCTTAACCCACGGGCTTTTTGCAATACGGATTTCTTGTAAAGAGATTGTTATCGCAAACCCGTTTGAAAATTCCCCTGTATCGCGGTCGATTTTCGTAATGATCACGTCTTTTGCGACCTTTCGCCCGGTATAGGTTAGGAGATTGCCGGCATATGCTTGCTTTTTTAAATATTCATAGTCGCTGTTTGCCGTCTTCCCAAGCAAATAACCGGAAACACTTGTGGTTTCCGGTTTTCTCTGCACATGGTCGGTAATCGGCACGCCTTTTTCAACGGGATAAGATGTGACTTCCACATCCGCCCCGTCTGATTCTTTTTCGTTAACAAGATTGACCTTCCCAAGCTTCGCCAATTAATAAACCCCCTCCGCTTGAAAAAGAGCCGCCAGGCTGTCGTAAGAGTCTTCCAGTGATTGGGTGATAGCCTTTGAAATATCAGTTTCAACTTTTGCACTTCCGCCCTCAACTTTTACATTGATAGACGGGCTGAATGTAATATTTACAGACGTTCCACCGCTGCTGCTTGCTGCTTTTTCTGGTGTATATCCAGTTTCAGCCCCAAGCTCTTTGCCGAGCGCAGCATACATTCCCAGTGATTGATTCCGGTAACGCGGTTCAGTCGTGATGACATATTCCCGCCAGCCGTTTTCCCCGAGTGCCGCAACCTGCGGGCTATTGATTACGCCGCCTGTCGCATACCCTCTGTACGGCCCGCCGTGCGCCATTGATACCAAGCCGGGATGTTTCATGATGCCGCCGTATCTGCTGTTCAGATAGTTAATAGACGCTAGAATTTGATCAACCGGATTTTTAATATTTCCGTGTCCTGGTTCTTTATGGGCGTTAAAGGTGCTTGGGATGAACTGCATTAACCCCTGTGACGGGTGGCCGGCTTTTGCATTGGAATCCCAATTGTTAACAACATTGGGGTTTCCGCCGGATTCTTTCATTGCGATTGTTTCGAGTGCTCCGGCATATTTAGGGCCCAATCCTTTAATATTCAGAGCTTGAGCAACCCATTTTTTCACCGCTTTGCTTCCGCCGCCCGAGAAACTTTCAGCATAACTGGACAACTTACCCTTCACAAAGCCCACGGCCTTATCCTTGATGAATGTAAAAGCGCCTTTTGCTACATCACCAAAGGCCCCGCCCATAGTAGGCGCTGACACACCCAACTGTTTCAGAACTTTATTAAGCAGCTTTGATGGATGACCTACATAATCAAATACATCTAATGCAATATCTTTCGCCTTGCTAACAACATGTTTTACGCCTTCCACTGCTGAGGTTGCTTTATCTTTAACCCATCCAAGCGCACCCGAAATACCACCGCCGACATTCCCCTTACTGTAAGCAGGAAGGGCCGCTAATGCAGCTCTTGTCTGTTTCGCAGAAAGAACCTCCGTTCCTTTTGGAAGGTTCATCATGGTATCCCTCGCTGGGCTCAAGCCCATTTGTCCGGATGGTGTTCGATAAAGCTCAGGGCCCGCATTTGATCCTGTGCCATCCCCAAGAATGGCCGGGCCTCCCGGATGGGAGCCTGTACCTTGTGCGTATTTTGGCACTTTGAAATGCGCCGGCTTCCATTCAGGAATTGTAGGCACACCGACCTTCTCAAGGACCCAGTTCACTCCGCCGATTACTCCGTTTACTGCATCAGCCATTTTATCGGTCATTGAGTTGCTGAGCGAGATAATTCCACTCAAAGCATGTTTTGCCATGCTCTTGATTCCGTCACCCATTTTGCCCGGTAACGCCTTGGCTCCCTCGACTATATCAGAAAATTTGTCTGTGACTTTCTTCCATAGACTGTGAGCCAGATCACCAACCTTATCTCTAATATAATGCCATCCTTTGATAATTCCATCTGCTGAATTGGATACTAATTTTGTAACCATTCCGACCGCGCTAGAAAATATCTGTTTCACGCCGTCCCACATCATACTGAAATTCCCAGTGAAAAGACCCTTGAAGATTTTCACAATCCCCATTATTATCCCTATCGCTCCGTTGATAATGGCAATGATGTTAGTAAGGGCAGTCTGCACAATAATAAGCACTACTGGAAAAACTGCATTTATGATGTTCAGGATAAAACGAATTGCTGGAATTACAACAGTGGTGATGATATTTGCCAAGGCTTGCAGTAGTGAAACGACAATAGGTAGCACCATCTGAATGATCTGCACAATTTGCGGAAAGACCTGCTGGACTACCTGAATTAAAATTGGTAAAGCCGCCTGCGCAAGCTGCAAAATAATATTTGCTGCTAAAGTAAGAAGCTGGGCGACAACCGGGAGGACCGCCAGAATGACCTGCCCTATGATCGGAAACACCTGCTGCACCGCCGTTAAAATCAACGGCAAAATTTGAATGGCAATTTGTCCGATCGTTGATCCGAGTAATTGAATCAGTTGAACCACAATCGGCAGAGCCTGCTGAATGATATTCATAATCAAAGGAAAGACCATCTGAATTGTCTGAACCAGGATAGGCAGAACAGTCTGGATGATCGTAACGATAACCCCTGAAAAACTGCTGACTAATTGAATGATGATAGGTAAGACCGCATTTATCACGCTGAGAATAACCGGAAAAACAGTCTGAAATCCTTGAACAAGTAACGGCAAAATCGAACTGACAATTTGCAATACACTCGTCATTAATTGCCCTGATACCTGCATCCATGCAGTTAATAGCTGCTGGATCAATGGAATCAATTGTGGGCCAATCGTTGAAAGTGTTTGTGAAACGGCTGCGGCTAAAAGAACCAGATTTCCTGCAAGCTGAATGAACGTCTGTTGCATTTGGCCGGCTAATTGCTGAAATTGCGGTGTCAGTTGTGCTACCAGTTGACCGAAAACCTGTTGTACTGTCGTGATAATCGGCTGAATGGCCGTGAATACCGTTGTCAGCACAGATTGAACAGTCGTCCACGCCGAATGAATTGCACTGCTGACCACTTGGTTTGCATCTTTCAGACGATACAAATATCCCGCAAAACTGAGGATCGCCCCAATTGCTATTCCTATCGGTCCGGATACTCCCAAGAAAGAAAGACCAATCGACGCAATAATAGGAGCAATTATTGACACAATCCCTTGAAAGCTTGATAAACCGATCTTGAGTTGATTTATGAAGCCTTTAAAAAAGCTGTTCAACCCTTCGGTTAATCCCTTTCCGAAAAAGTCAGTCACTCGTTTTCCTGCATTCTGAACAAATGAGGAAACAGTATCAACAGCCGTTTTGTAAGCAGCCTCAATTCCGGCGACTAAATGAGGGTGTGACTCGCCCAACCGATCCCATAATTTTAAAGATTCGGCTTGCATCTTATGAATTGCGGATACAGCAACCTTTTGTGAATCCTCGAATCCTTTCATAAATGCAGGTTTAAGCCCCTGCACCTCTTTAATCATGGTATGGAAGGCACTGACTACCGCAGTTTTTCCGGTATCCGCAAAGCGCTTCATGGCATCTGTAGCCGGTTTGAATCGCTCTTGAAGCTTGTCAAAATTCTTGTAAAGCATATAAACGCCTGTTACAAGCAAGACAATTGAGCCTGCGACTACATAGACTGTTCCGGACATGGCAGCAAGCCCCGTTACTACCGGGCCAATGAACATCCAAAGACTGCTCAGAGCCCCGAGAAACCCATTAAATAACCCCACTCCTATTGCCAAAGGCGATAAAAGCAGGGTTAAAACAGGGATGAGCAATAAAAATCCTTGGATCATTTTCGCCACCACTGGATGAGCTTTATTGAACTGAATGATCATCTTTCCGATTGCGGTAACGCCTTTATAAATTGACATGGCCACGGTTCCGAATACTTCAAGGGCTGGCTGAATTGCTTTTAAAAGAGTGCTGCACATCTGTTCCCAAGCCTTTGAATAACCGGGAACGGTCTGTGTGGCTGCCTTATGCAACCCTTGGAATAGGAAAAAGTTTGTGAAGGCCGCGCCAAGCGCTACCATCTGAAAACGCATATACCCCTGTGTTATCATGGCTGTCATATCTTGAAGCTGTTTCATATTTGCGGTAGGCCCGAGCATCTTCAAGGCCAAATGTGCCGCAGTTCCCTGCTTCGCCATATTTTCAAGGGTATTTGAGACGGCAAGCCCCGCTTTGTTGACTTGGTATAACGGGTTCGCCATCCTGTCATAATTGGCAGCGATCTTTTCCGATTGGGTTGACATTGCCATAATCGTTCCGATGGACTGCAACATGCTCATGCGCATCATTTTATTATTCTTGATCATGTTGTCAGTAACCGCTTTATGCTCCCGGCCTAGCCTGTACACTTCATCCATGAACTGTTCATTTGTCCCGGTCCAGTTGTCCATTTCTTGGCCTAACTGAAAGAAGCCATATCTTGCCCGTATCAGCTCATTACGGAAACCGTTCATTCCGTATCTTTCCTCATTCCAAGCCCGTCGCATTTCATTAACCATTTGAATTGTATCCGCTTCAAGTCCGCGTGTTGAGCCGCGCAAAAAGTCCATTTCCCGCCCATAATAACGCATACCCCTGTAATCAGGTGCAGGCATGTCCGCCGCGCTTTGTGATGATCCCCCGTTAACCCGGCGCATGTCCACATTATGCAAATTGTTTCGCAGCCTATCAACTTGATCATTTGCATTGTTCAATGATGATTGGTCAACGTCGATGCTCACGCGTGACGGTATATTTTGCACTAATCTGTTCGTTTGTTGAATGGTCCGGTTTAGGCTTTCCACATGAGACGTCATAAGGTCAAATGCGGGGCCGAGATTCTCAATTGTCCGCGCAGCAGTTTGTAAAGAAGAACTGTCCAGAATCATACTCATGTTCCTGAATCTTCGCTGCTCCCTGTGCATATTGGACATTTGCGTTCGCATTTGAGAAAAATGGCCGGCCGCATTATCTGTATGTTCAACAAGTCTATCAATCTGACGATTCGCTCGTTCAAGAGGGGAGGTGTCAACGTTTAATTCCACATCAATATGCGTGCTCCGCAAAGCATCTGTCAACGTTTAACCCCCCTTATTTCTTTTTGTTTCGTTTGTTTTCTTCGGCCAGGTGAATGTCCAAAGCCGCATTGGCTTCGAGTAACGTATCAAGGTCCATAGCTGCAACCTCCGTGAAAGAAAACTTCTCAGACATCACAAGCCGATACATAGGCCAGTTGTCACTCGCCCTCTTTTTGTAAAACTGCTTTGGTTTCGACGGTTTCATCGCTAAGAAAGGTAGAAACCTCATACATTAATTCATTGAATCCAGCATGTTCATCGAAATATTCGAAGTTTACTTTTGGATTTACCACAACTTCTTTCATGTACAGCTCATACAATTGTGAAGAAGTTGGGCGGCCTGTGTTAATGTTAATTGCTTCATCTTGAATTTCTACCATCCGTCTTGTTCCTGGGTGCTGAAGAGTGTACTCGATTCCTTGGATTTTAACTGTTTTTTGTTTACCGAATTTTGACATAGGTTTTCCCTCCGATTGTTTGGTTTGCATATATTGAAAAGCAGCCCGAGTGGACTGCTTTTTTGCATTTGATTTTTTTCTTTTCGACATGATTAATACCTTACTGCTCTAAAACTGTATAATCGAAAACTTGAATTTCAAATTCACGATCCCCGATTTCGTCACTGAATTCTGCATCAGCAGGCTTTTTCACCATGGCTTCAGTGCCGCCGATTTTCTCTTGTCCGCCAGTAACCCAGATCGGAAAGGTTTTGGCCGTGTTTGCCAATCCATTTAAATAAGGCACAAACGGCGAACCCATGGAAAGAGTAAGCGTAATTGTGCCTAACGGATTGTTTTTTGTTGCAACGCTCACATCACCTTTAGCGCTGACTTTTGTTGAAAACTTTTCTTCGTCTTTAGCACACGAAACCATGGTACCCTCTGAATAACCAGTAACGATTTTCCCGTCTATATTCGTGTTGACCTCGTTCGCATCGTAAACATAAGCAGCCATTGACTATTCTCCCCCTTTAGATTGAAATTTCGCCTGTAATTGAGGCGGAATGAACCGCGCCGGCTAATTCGAACGTGAAAGAAAGGCCGTCATACACGCGATTTTTTCTGTTCTCGTCTGATACTTCAGAGCGTTTTTTTGTGCTGATGGTGTAAACGGGCAAACCATCTTCATCAGAAGCGACAATCCCATTTGAAAAGGCTTTTTGAAGTACATTCGTAACCTGAACACTCAACAATGAAAAACCGGCATTCGAGAACGGGATTTTACCGTTATTTGAGAATGCCGATTGAATGGATGTTTCAATATTTAATTTCACCCAGTCCTTGCCGTGCAGGACGTCAATGTACTCACCTGAAGCAGTAATGCCCTCTGACGTCTCGCTGTGGCCTGCTTTGGTCACATAAGCGATAGCTCCCTCTTTGTGGAGCTTTTGCAGCTCGTCCGCTTTCAGGTCTTGCGGGGTGACTCCCACAATGTTTTTGAACTTCCAAGTAACTGAACCCACTGTCAAGGAGCCGACGGCACCAACCAGTCCGGCGTCTGGATGCTCGCTTGTTATCGGGTGATAAAAAACGATTGTCCGGTCCTTCCCGGTATAGGAAGTGACTTCTTCCCGATCTGTTACTTGCAGAACAAGGAATTTGTATGATTTTTCTTCCATCGCTTTTGCTGCTTCCAGCTTCTCGTCTGCCGTCGCATCAGCAAGAATGAGGAAGTGCCAATCATTATCAAAATACTCGTCAAAAGCATTCCGAATCGTAAATGTGGCAGCTGCTCCCGCTCCGTCGCTTTCCCCGTTTTCCGGGTTACCTCCGTAAGTACCGATGGCTACTTTTGATGGAGCATTGTCGCCCTGTGCATAAATAGCAGCAGCCTTTTTATATGCGGGTGTTCCTTCTGGGTAATCCGCTTTGACAGCTTCTATTGAGCCATATTCTTTATAGGTGTTGTGTCCGGCAACCTTCGCAAGAATTAGGGGTGTTCCTAACCCTTTAAGATTCGACGGTTTCACTAGGTCGATTTTGACCGTTACATCACTAAGTGGCATGTGTTTAACCTCCTATGGTTTCTATTTGCGCGGAATCAAAAAACTCCGCTTGTGTCTCGCCATAAGCCGCTCGCGTTCTAAGACGCATATCAAAGCCGTGACGGCGTTCTGTGTCTATCGTGATAAATGTATCCCGATTACCGAAACCGTCGTTTCTCACCCACGCCAAGCCGTTGTCATGAAGCGTCTGGCGCGCGTCAGCAGTTTTGAAGTAAGAGGCTGTTTCTTGAGCAAGAGAAATGACTTCAATGTGACTATTTGAAATCCATGTAAAAGAAAAAACCAGCTCAATGTCTTCCGTTAACACTCCTTGTTCCTCAACACCCCTGTGTTGCGGCAAATACGGAGAAGTAACGGTATACGTGCAAAAAGGGTATTCAGGCTGTTTACCTGTCCCGTTTGCTTCGATAACGACATGGCCGGTTTTCTCTTTAATCATTCTGAGAACCGTTCTGATTATGCTGTTGTAATCCATCTGAATTGCTCACCGCCTTTAAGATATAGGAATTGAAATCGGCGTATGTCCCGTATGGCGTCATTGCTTCCACCAAAAAGGTTACTCCATCAAAAACCACTTGAGCCTTGAAAGGGATTTTCTTCTGGAAGTACAGTTGCCTGTCCATCTGCGTAAGCCGTCCGCCAGATTGATAAATTAATTGCGCCTGTAATGGGACAATAGCGCCTTTTTCTTCCGATTCCACCGGCTTGCCCTCTACCCATTTTCCGAGATCGTCATAAAACCCCTCAGACGCCGGGAGCAACAATGTAAAATCAACGCTGTATTTCTCAATCAGATCACCGAACTGAAAGTGATTTTTCATTAGCTTTCAACCTCGTAATCCATAGAACCGATCATTTCCCCGGTATCTACTAACGGATTTGAAGAGCCTTTTCCCTCCGTTGTAAAAGGATGATTGGCAGGGCTCCGTAAGTCTCTTGCATACGTCTGCAGCCGGCCCTTTGCCAACAATCCGACCGCGTTCATGATGTCATTAATAGAATCGCCGTTCTCTATGGCTCTGTTGACCAGTTCCTCTACCTTTTGTACAATCTCGGCTTCATTTTCATCCCAACCAGCCCTTAAGAATGACCGTTCAGGGATATTAATAAACTGTGTATCCTTCTTGAGATAAAGACCTTTGGCAGCAAGATAATTCCGCATGCGATCAGTTACAGCAATACGGCAGCCGAATTCATGAACAGCCGCGATCATTTGGCGGTCGCCGTCCAGAACACCGACTTTCATTTTCCCTTTTGACTCAAGGTTCCTCAGTAATTCCGGTATACGGTTTGTATCCCGCACCCGGATATTTCGGCGCCCCATCTGATCACCTCAATGGTTTAAAACGAATTTTTTTGTATGGCCGGAAAAGATCAAACGCGGGTTTATACCTTACGTCATCCGCCGTGTATGTCTTGCTCATTCCGCCAATTGATTCAGCTTGGACGCCTTTCGGGCTATCCCGGTCTATTTCAATCATGAGGGCAATTCCTTTTTTCACGGGGCCCGGTAATAATTCAACTCCATCCGGCCCCACAAAAGAGTTATTGCAATCCTCCTTAACAAAAGAAATTGCGTCTTCAAGGTCAATTTGTAGCTTTGCATCCTGCGAGGTGTCATCCTCGGGGATTCCCAATCGTATTTTTAATTCTGACAGGTCCATTTCTCTCAGCCCTTTCAAAGCACGGGTTCATATGTCGCGAAGCACCTGCAATTTATATCATTTGAAGGATCTCCGCTTTGTCCCGGTGCCGGCGCCCTCACAGACTTGCCGTTTTTATCTTGACCGAGATCAAACAGCTCATTTACAAACCTGGCCTGGCCTTCTAAATGAACATGATCCGCGTTTCTTCCCTCACGAACCCGCTCGTCACCCATGTTGTGCCATATCTTTTTCATGGCAATACCATTGGAATCAGCTTTCGTAGCTGCGTCCAGTGTAGCTTTCTCCCGCACTCGATGCATTTCTGTTCTGACAATGCGCTGCGCGCGGTTATAACTGACACCCACATCAGCTTGCAGTTCCTTCGCTACCTGAACAAAGCGTTTCCGCTCAATAAAGCCGCGTTCAATCGTATGATTGATCTTCTGAACTGTCTTTTTACGGTCCGTTTCGATTGCTTTGAGCATATTTTCACTTGTGATAGTCTGCGAGATTGACGCGGGCGCCGCCCATGCGACAGGCAATTTCCCTTTCGATGAACGGGACAATTTAAAGCCGACGGCCGATAAGATACCAAGCATGAGCCAGTTATACGATGACTCATAGGTTTCAGTCAGAAAATCAAGAACAGCCGTTTTAACCTTTGCAGAAAGGGCAGTAATCAATGATGCTATATCCTTCTTAATCTGAGAAAGATCATTACTCCGATTCGCGTCAGCAAGGCTGATTTCGCGCCCTTTATCAAGCTTGACAAACAGGGCAGTCAACTTGGAAAGTATTTTTTCGGAAGTACCACGAAAAAGCCGCTTCAGCTTCCGTAAAAACTCCTGCATCTTACGGGTTAACGGCTTCAAAAGCTCTTTTTCAGTTTGTTCTTTATCCACCGCTATCCCTCCTATTCGTCAGATGCTTTTTCACCAGCGTCAGCAGATTCTTGATTCTCTTCATCTGTTGTTTTGTCCGCTGCCTTTTTGCTGTTTTTTTCAGCTTTTTTAATGGGCGACTGTACTTTTTTGTATCTGTCCTCTTTCAAAAGCTTATTACCGTGTTCATCCTCAACAAACCAAGTTGAACCGGTATCAGTATTTTGAATCCACATAAAAAAGCCCCTCCTATTGTGGACGGGCTGCGCTTAATACCGCGAGCGCTTCCGGTCTTGTTACTTTGGCGCCGTACAAGTGAAGCCCTTTTACTGCATCAGCAAAACGTTTCTCAGGGCGATACGCCTCGACTTGGGTTGCTTGGTCTGCATAAGACCACGCCATGCCATGACCAGCAATAATCTTATGATTTTCTGTGCCACCCTCTGGTTTAGATAGTGGAGCATTGTTTGATTTTAATACCGTGAATCCGGCCGCTTGTCCGATAACACCATTTAAAAGGCGTTGTTCTGAAGACATGTTCCCAGCCTTTACAAAACGGTCATCTTTTAGCATTAATCCTTCATACCAAGGCGTTACAACTACCCAGCGTCCCTGTTCCGGCACGTCTGCTTCATCCAATTTCACCGAAAGATCAACCAGATATTCGTACGCGTCGTTTTTTGTTGGTGAAACAACTTTTGTATCGCTGCCGATCGTATGAGCTGCATCCACATAATGAGAAGCAATATATGAATCAGCAGTATTTTTCAGAGCGTATGCTGCCTCTTGCATAGCCGCGTCCATCAACTTTGGATTTTGTTGAATTTTATCAACGTCATCAATCTGAAAGTTGAAATATTTTGACTGGTCAATGAGAAGCTTACGGCTTGTAGAATCAAGTGTTTGCGCGTTATCCATGTCTTGATTTTTAGTGTAGTCGCCCACACTAACGCGCCCCATATTGTTGATTGTCACAGAGTCACCAGCAGCAGTGATTTCTCCCTCGTAATCTCTGTTAATGACTCCCGTTTGACCATAAACCAAAGTTCTTTGTAAATTGCTCAGCAGTCTTGCACTCCATAATACCGGAATAAAATTATCTAATGCCATGTGTTTTTATCCTCCTATTGATTCTTATAAAGAGCTTGGATGCGATCCCAGTTTTGATTGACTTCCTCGGTACTCATCTTTTTAATGTCTTCTTCTGTTAACGGGGCTGATGCTCCGCCTGATGGTGTCGGCGTGCTACCGTTCTTTTTGAAATGATCGTTTACGATGCTTTGTTCAAAAGTCTTGAAGGCTTCGGCCAAGGTATTCAAATTTTGTTCTGTGGTCGCATCGTCCTGACCGATAAAAAAGTCAACAAGATTAGTAGGCAAGCCCTTTTCCGTTGCAATTGAAAGGGCCGTATTTCTCAACGACTCCCGCGTTTTCTCTTGCTCAAGGTTCTGGAATTTTTCCTGCAACTCACGTAATTGCTTTTGTTCCTCTGTTTCAGGAGGAAACCGCTTTGAAATCTCTTCCTCAAGTTTCTTGGGCAACGTATTTTTCTCATACGTCTTGATCGCCTCTGTCACCCTTGCATCAGATGTTGATTGAAGCAGCTTCTTTCCCTCATCATTTGTTTCTAGGAAAGCCCGTACTGCATCCAGCGAGAGTTCTCCGCCGCTCGGCTGCGGTGCCGGATCGGTACCGGTTCCAGCTGCTGGCTGGGCCCCCGGTGTTGGATCAGCCGCGCCCCCAGGTTCGGAAAAATGCTGAAGGTTAATGCGCAGTGGCAGCCTTTCTTTTTTCATGAAATTCATTGACGGACTGACTGACTTATCCGTGTTTAATCGTTTCATTTCTGTGTGTCCTCCTTGCCCTTATCAGTTGCCGAAGCCCCTAACAAGTTCAAAAGTATTTCGGTTGCTCTTTAACGCCTACAACGCGAAAAAAAGGCATAAAAAAAAGCCACTCAAAAGAGTAGCTTTCTGCTCAATTAGTCAGAAACGTTATCCTTCTTCCTGTTTAGAAACAGAGACTTTTTCACTTCAGCATATATTTCTTCTGATTCATGTAGCAGGTTTTCGTTTTCCAGCATCCTCAACAAAGAATTAATCCTCAACTCTTCATTCAGATGGCTGTTTTTTTCTTTCGTCCTTTTGAAAAGCTTCATCATCCTCATTCGCCTCCTGTTCCTCGTCTTCATCCTGATTATCATCAATGGTGTAAGCATCTGCTTCCGCTCTCATTCTTTCAATCTCAAAACGCACATCATCAATGAACGATAGTAGAGCAAGCCGCGTTTCTTCGCTTACCAGTCCTTTGAGTTCCGCAGATGCTTGAGCCTCTTCGAGAATGTTCGCAGGAAGATTCCGCTTGAATTGAAACCATAGTTTCAGATACGCGTCTTTGCCGGCCAGTATCCTTTTGGACCATGCCGAGCAGAGTATTTTATACTGATACCGGAATGCCGCGGTCATTTTGCGTTCCATAGTAATTGCCTTGTGTTCCAGCGCCATAAGCTTATACCGCATGGCAACGCCTGTAATAGTGCCCCCGAAAGAGCCGTCAGAAAAATTGACTGTCTTCGCAAAACGCAAAATATTTTCTTCCAGCCGGTTCAAATGATTTTCGATCATGGCGTCGTTTATTTCCTTGGTTAAAAATTTCACGTCGCCGTTATCGTCGAAGACTTCAAACACGCCATTCTTTTTCAACTTTTCCATATCCTCATCATCGAGTGAAGCCCCTTTTACAATCAAGTATGCAAGCCGAAACTGTTCGATTTCGTTCGATGCGTCAGACAAAGTTCTGTCATATGCATCAATTAAAGAAATGACTTTTTCAGTGTCGCCTTTCATTTCTTTATTGTTCGGAACACCAAACAACGGGCATCCATTGAAAAGATGGGGCTTCGTCTCAATAAGATCGTACTTCGCTTTATCAGACGACTTAAACGAATAAATGAACGTTTCATCGTAGAAATCAGCCCGATATGACTCGACTTTTTTGCCGCTCACCCACTCAAACACTGAATAATAGCGCAAAGCATATGTGGGCTCTGTTATATCGTCTAAAGCGAGAATAATGCATTCCCACGGATCAACGTTTCGCAGGCATTCGTTTCCGTCTTCATTAACAAACAGCAGGCGGGCGCCGTAACCGCAGATGGAAGCCATTTTCCCGAGTTCGGAATCGGCGTCCTCAATGTTATTTCTCGTATTGAAAATACTCACTTGGTCTTTCAATTGCTTATCTTCAGTTTCATAAGAAATGGGGTGTCCAAACATATAGCCTGTCTTAGTATCAATGATTTCAGAGTCAAATGAGTTGTTCAGCTTATTGTTTACCTTGTCATCAATACGTTGCACCTTATCGGTTCCCGCGCTTCCATAATCAATGATGGACCGTGTTAATATGGGAACGCCGGCCGGATCAGCCTTATATCTTGCATATAGCTTCATCAATTTTTCACGAACAGGGACGTGTTCATTAATCATCATCTTGATAATGTCACCGTTGATTCCACTCTGGCGAATTAGATTTATATATTCCTTCATTGGTCACTCCCCCTTTCTGTGTTTCGGCTTGTTGTGGGTATACAGAGCGTACCGGAGAGCATCCAGCACGTCGTCCCATTCCTTCACAGGGTCGCCGGTCTTGGGATTCCATACATACATGAAAATTTCTTTTTTGAAGCGCTCAACCTTGTCTTTCACGACGAATAACTCATTTCGTTTAAACAGCCGGGCCACTTCTTCAATACCGGATATGATCGCCTTATCGGCGTTCAGGGCTCGCAACTTCTCCCGCCTAAAGCGCTGCACATGCTCTGGCCGCGCAGAATCGCAGTAGAAATTAATATTGCCGTACCGCTCCTTTACGCCTTTCGCTACTTTCACCCAGTAGTCAATTTCCTCATGCTGCTTGGCATGTTCTTCGAGCAAATAAAAACACCCTTGGTCATCTTGCCCGATTACGACAATAGAACCCGGGTGCTCATATCCCCAGTCAACGCCGGCGAAATACTTCTTGAAGTTGACGCGCCTGTTCTCCAATTCCTCAGAACTGATATAGTGAATGTCCTTATTGAAGTCCCGGTAAATGACTCCTTCAGACGCCACCCAATAACCGTTTATATCTCGATCGGTAAACATGCCGCTGGGCGTCGATGCCACGATACTCTCCACATATTCCGGATCAAGAAAATTGTTATCGAACAGCGAGAAATGAAATGACCGGATGTTCAGCCGGCCGCTCTTCAACTTTTGCCCGTCTTTGTCGATATAATCGGTTTTAACGGTGTGCATCGGGTTTTCGGGGTTTGTATCCATCATGACCACAGCGCCTTTATAAGAGCACCGGGAAATGACTTCTTTTACAAATGAATCATGCAGGGCGGTCGCCTCATTCAGAAACGCGCCGGCTGACGTGAACCCCCGCGCCTTTTTCCATGAATTTGCGTTTGCTCCGTCAAAGCAATATACCTGATTACCGAATATCTCAACGGCGCTCGACTTATTGAGTTTCAATTCCTTGCCGAGAATCTGTTCTAAATCATTCAGAACGTTCCGCCTGATAGTCCCCAGGTTCGCCCCGCCAATAACAAAATTCAATCCCATGTTTTGATACTTGCTGACGTGAGCAAGAAACGCCAATAGGAGCACGAATGTTTTTCCTGCCCTCTTTGCGCCGCTACAAATTAAAATTTTGGGCTGCTCTTTTATGAAGCTGTCCCAAACTTCCTTTTGCTTTTTATTCAGTTCCATCGGCATCCACCATTTTTCTTAACATTGTAGCAATCTCATTTTCTTTGGTGTTTTCGTCGCCGCCGTTAATAGCCTTCTTGGTCTTCTCGATATTCAAGCGCATTTGTTCCAATTTAAGGCGCCGCTCATCTTGCTCATGCGCCAGCTGGTCAAATTGCTTGATCAAGCTCCGGAGCTCCCCCATTGCCCGAGATTGAGCATTCAGGAATGCCGCCTGCTTATCCCATGCGAATTGTATATCGTGCTGCAGCTCTTCCACAAAGTGAGCTTTTGAAAGACTGCCGTCCTCATTTATGCTGAGGTCACCTTTTATTTTAGAGACAATTTTCGTAGTGTCGTTTTTATCCTGCACAAACATAATGCGTTGTGCCCGCAGAATGGCCGCGTATTGAATCTGAATTTGATCCCATATCATATCAGCAGGGGAACGCTCCTGAATCTCTTCCATGATTTCAAGCGTTTCTTCTGGCAGATACTTTGAGAAAAACCCATGCGAAACCGCGTTTCGATTTCTCTCCGGGGCGCCGCCGTTGTTCCCCAATGCATTTTTATTACCGGGTGGGGCGCCTGCTTTTTTTGTGTGCACACTTTTTTCAGAGGGTGCACCCTTTTTTCGTTCCCAACCATGCCGCTGCTTCCATGATTTAATGGTGTTCACTGACACCCCGTACTTTTCGGCAAGGTCCTTGTATTTCATGCCTTTGGCGTAATCCTTATACGCCTGAATGTGCTTTTCAGCCATCTACATCCACCGCCGCCTCCTTTTGAATTGAGTTGTTTTGGAAAAAGATATTCTCTCTAAACCGACGCCGCACTCAGACCGTTAACCGCCAATAGTTTTTCTGAGATTTACCGGAATCGGTTTACAGAGAACATAAAAAAGCGCCCCCAAAAGGAAAGCGCTACATGCTTGTTTTATTTATTCTTCAGATACAAAATGCTCAGGAACAGGTTCTCTCTTCAGATTTCCCCAAGGAGTTACTAACTTTTGGTCACGTACATCGTCTGACATGATAGTCACTATTTCATATTTTTTTACTTTATCCAGATTTTGTTTTCCAATTTCGAACAACCACTCATGAATATTAATATTTCGTAGATTACATGGTCCATTTGCTTGTGCTACATACGAAACCCGGACTTCCAATAAATAACGGCCGTCCTTTTTTAAATAAACCCCATCATAGGAGCTTAATCGATCACTAATTTCATATTCAACACTTGAAGTCATTTTGTCACCCCTCCCCTACCAAATTATAGGTGATAACAAGGGACAAAGGAACAATCTGCAAAATTTGTCGAACGAAAGCGTCCTTCATAAATAGGTGGCATTCACATTACAAAAAATTCAAAAGGTGATTATTTTTTAATAATAATTATTTTTTTTGATGTATCGCAAACTTCATGAATTTTAATATCACTATAATTATTTAAGTTCAAGAAACCATATTCTTTTTCATTCAACGCTGCTAATTCCTTCGAATGTTTTTTCTTTTTTTCAATGCACTCATTAATAAGCACTTCAATAAGGTTAAACTTTGCTGATCTTCCTTTTGTAGTAAACTCGATTACCTGGTAAAAAGCAAAAATTAAAATAAAAAAGGTACAAATGGCATAAACGAGAACTGAATATAAATCTGGACTTATCCTTAGAATGGTAGTGTCTTTAGTAATTGAATCAATCATTGCATTTGATATTGTTACTGTCACCGTACAAACGGATAACAAAATAGTAAAAGGTATACTGATCAAACTTCTTATATCGCCCTCAACTTTTCTATTTGCTTTTAAACGATTAGACATTTCAATAAGTTGATCAAGAGAATGGTCATTCGTAACTTTCTGTTTGAATTTATCCTGTTTTCCGTTATTTTTTTTATATGCCTTTCCGTAATTTCTTTGCAAATAAACAGTTACACTTTTTGCTTTTTTATATTCTATTTTTCTTCTCCAGAAAAAAATGTACTTGCTAATCATACTCCATTTCATAATCATCACCTATGAAGTGTATCGGCAAACAAGAGTCATTTTTTAGAAACAAATAAAAAGCTCTATACGAAATAAGAGCTTTTTGTTCACTATATGAAATTGGTGGGGACGCAGGAATATTTCGCCTCCCCGTCCTGCCTTCCAGTTTACACTGCGGATTTTATCTGATTCAACAATTGCAAAAGCTGACACGTTTCGCACATTTGGCACAAATGGCACACAATATCATTTTTAATGCGTCTGACTGTTTCGCGGGAAACACCAAGATGCAGCGCGATTTCACGAAACTTCATCCCTTCTAACATGCAATCAAAGACAATCCGGTTTTTTTCGTCTTCTATTTCTTCAGTAGAGCGCTCAAGAAAATCAACGATAGTTTCGTATTTACGGAGCCGCTTTTCCCGACGATTCATCTGACGTAATTCCGCCTGGCTTATTCCGGCTGATCCTCTCGGCATTCCTGCTTCGTCACCGTAAGTAGCCACAAGCTTCTGCCCGGCAAACTCCACCTTGTTGAGAATGCGGCTCAATCGACTGATCTCCCGCAGCATAAAATTATAATCACGAATCCATTCTTCGATTTCCCAAGCCATCATTTGATCAGACATTATAAACTCTCCTTTTGTCCGTAAATAGAATATTTCTCATTCCAACCGTTCTTTTTTTGTTCTGCCAGATATTCGGTTTTAGATACTTCCTGAATTGTTAGGCTGCACTTTTCCATCAAGAAACTTTTCATATTCTCGAATAAATCTTCTTTTCCGCACAAAAGATTCACGATTTTCCCATTTTGATTGGCGAATCCATACTTCACACCAAACACTCCCTTTATTTGCGTCTCAAAGCGCCACCCTTGCCTCTTTTCAGAGTTTGCATATTTTGTCCCATCATCCGCTGCCAAAAGCGATCTGATCGCTCAGAAACGTTTTTATCTGGCTCCTTTTTCTTCCGCTTCATGTCATCCCTCCTGATAACAAAAAACGGACACCAACCAGAGCGCAGAAAAAATTCTTGTGCAATGATCAGTGTCCGCAGGCTTTCCGTCTTGGACGTATTTATTTTTAAGCTCTCTGGCTGCGTAATGCCAGCAGGCTCATTTTTAACTCTTCATATGCTTATATTTTACCATAATCCGGGTTCAATAGGGTTACCAAATCATTAAAGGCCGGCTTTCTCTTTATATTGCTCCCAAAAGCCGTTCACTTCATCCAAGTACCTTGTGGCCTCGGAGCTTTTGGTTTCAGCCTCTTCTCGAATTGCGTCAAAAGCCTCTTCGAATTCATCGGCAGGCGTCTTTAATATCTGATATTCGTTGGTAGCGAGGGCAGTTGCAAGAGCGACAGGATCAAGACGGTTTAACGGGGCCCATTCTCCCTGCCAATTCCCTAAGCTAACGCTTTTCCGTAAGCTCTCAAAAGCCGCAGCCTGTTCTTTTGTTAATTGTAGCATTGTATTTTCCTCCGATTCTTCTTTGAATTTATCTTACTTCACAATGAATTTTGCCGATTCAAATGTTCCGATGTAGTTCCGCTTGCCAGAATCAGAGTAGCAGTCCAGCTGGATACATTAGTTAGTCGAAACAAAAAACGGACACCAAACAAACAGCATTAAAGCTGGAAGTTCAGTGTCCGCAGGCTTTCCGTCTAAGACCCATTTAATTAAAAATAAAAAAAGATGTAGAAATCAAAGTATAAAAAATCATGATTAACAAAGAATAAAAAATAAATTTTAAAGAGAGATTAACGCGTCTAGCTTTGTTTTCTCTTATTAATGAAACACTCCTCAATTCAGTAAGTAGAATTGACGTAATATCTTCAATGCTTAAATTATTAAACCTATTTCTGAAATCATTTGCTTTTTCGTTGTGTATTAATTTGGTTGAATCAGCAAATAAATTATAAATAGTTGATCTTGGTTTTATACTTGCAATAAAGAATATGTTTTTCTGACGATCAGACAAAACTGTATCTTCACTTTCAAAGTATCTAGGTACAATTGCTTTTAGAGACAACGTTACAGATAATAACATAAATATAATCCCGCAAAAAAATAAAAATATTAAACCGGAATGTATGGTTGAAGAAAAATGCGAATGCTCAGTTATCTTAAATAACCTTTTGTTAAAATCAATTATTTTTTCATTTATCGCACCAATATAGGCTAAAATTATTCCGACTAGAACCAAAACTGAAGCAGCTTTCGTATCTAAAAACCTAATTGTATTTTGCGTATCTTCCAATGCTTTATATAAAAAATCAAGCTTTGTTTGTTCAGTTGCTTGCTCGGTATCCAAAAATAAACCCTACTTTCTATTTATCATGTATCCATTATAATCATTGTTCAACTTTATTTGAGAGAAAGATATTCTTCCGTTTTTACTTGATGGCCATAGGTCTTTAACCTTTTTACTTAGTAAGACGGACCCTCCTTCCCCGCTAGATAATTTACTAGCATCATTTATACAGCTCCCGAAAGCTTTAACATCATAAGTTTCATTAGTACCAATCTTTGTTACTATTACATCACCATAATCAATTCCAATCCCACATTTAAACTCCCACAGTATGTTATCATTCTTTATTAAGGGGTTAACAATCTGATCCAGCGCTTCTTGTATCTTCAAACCACACAATCCCGCATTTTGAGCTGAAATTGCTCTGGCTTCCCCAGAAAAACGCCCTCCAAAAAAGGCCATAACTCCATCGCCAGTAAAATCAAGAACAACACCCTTATATTGTTCTATTATGTATGCTACAGCCGGATAAAAAGCATGATAGGATAGAAAAGTATTATTAGGTCCTAATTTCTTAGCTCTTTTTGTTGAATTTCTAATATCAACAAACATCACGCTAAAATTGTCGCGGTCATAAGAGCCAAAATTAAGTTTCTTTGAATCATAACCAGGCACTGCATCTGAGATTGCAGAATTTGCTTCGTAGTGAACTTTTTTAAGTTCAACACTTTTTTTCGCAGCTGCATAGTTCTTCTTAACAATTCCTTCTGCTTCGAGCAAAATTTTGTCCAAAATATCACTACCTTGTAGGTCTTTTACATTATTGTACAACTATTCAAGACTTTTAAAAACTCCTTTTCTATTTTTTTGTTTTTTAAAACCCAGTAAAACGAGTTAATTCTGTTTACTACTTTTATGTTAAATTATTTCTTTTTGTCTAAATACTTATCGATATCTTTAAAGTAAGCCGCAGCCGTAAATGAAATGATTGCCCCGATCAAAGCCATGTTCCCCTTCATATCCGCCCTATATTCGTCCTGGAAATAAAACCAGAATCCTAACCCCATCATCATAAAAACTATTCTCAGCGCCATCGAATCCCCCTTATTTAATTTGAAATTTAGCCGATTCAAATGTTCCGATATAGTTCCTCTTGCCGGAATCAGAATAGCAGTCCAGCTGAATGACATAGGTTCCCTTTCCGGTCTTATTCCGGATCGTTTTCACGTTGAATGATTTCAGAGGCGTTGCCGTTTTGAAGCTGCCCCGCTGTACTAAGTTCGTATCAGTCAGCCCGCCGCCGCTTCGCTTCTTGTATACGCCGGCCGTGTAATAAAGTGTGCTTGATCCTTTTTTCTCGGCTTTCCAGTCCACCGTTGAGGCGCCGGCCGTGTAAGTCGCGGCATCCGTAAACACCCGGCCGCTGTACCCAGATTCATTTTGCCAGCCTGACCATGCTGCGGAAGCAGACGGCGCAACCGCCACCGCTCCCGTAAGTAATGCAGCTGATAGAATGATTGATTTGAATAGTTTTTTCATGACTGTTCCCCTTTCTTCATATAACAAGCCCTTCTTTGTTCACAAATAATTAACATTTATTTACAAGGAAAATAATTACTTTCTGGTGTATATATTATGAGCAACACAAAAAACTTGAGAAGGAGTGTTTCAAAATGAATTTCAAAAAAACGTTGGTTTCTGCTTTAACAGTATCAGCATTAGCTTTGGCGGTTAGTGGTGCAGCCTCTGCAAAAGAAGTACAGATTTCTCCAAGTAATACAGTGGAAAGCGTTGCGACTGTTTCCGGTCCTATCAAAGTACAAGACTATTCAGTTGATGTGGCAGTAGGTAAAACTGTAAGTGTAGCTAATCCAGTAGCTGAAACTTACTCTTCTGATGCTAGTGGAATAGCCAAAGTAGATAAATATGGTGTTGTTACTGGTGTTAGTAAAGGGACTGCCCACATTACTTTATTTAAGTCTGATAGATCAATACTCGGAGTCGTAACTGTAAATGTAAAATAATCTTTTTAATATTTCCAACCATCAAGAAGGGCCAAATATTGGCTCTTCTTTTGGTTAGAATAACCTTTTGCCTCTTCACCTTACTCTCCCATTTATCCACACAAATTTCCTCCTCAGCGCCCATGACGCGCCCGCAATGCGGGCAACAGGCATCTGCGCGGATTTCTAAATCAAATTTGGTGTAATCGCAGTCCGGGCAATGGTATTCGATCATTTACTATCCGCCCATTCATCAAAGCTGTAGGGGTAATCAACACTTTCAATGAAACCGATCTCCTTCGCCTTCTGACGGATTTTCATACAACCTTCATAGCTGTAAGCCCATATTTCTTTATAATCCCTCAGCTCGCCGTATTTCCCTGTTATGATGAATTTTCTAAAGCTGTTGACCAGTTGCCACATGTTGCCTCCATGCGAAAAGCCGTTTGCACGCCCATATCCCAATTCATACGGGTAAACATCACTCCCAGTGTAATCATCAACGAAGAACAGTTTTTTCTTAAACCTGAAATACGCTATCCGATTCTTTGACTTACAGTAGAAAATACATCTATCAATACTTGCGATAAGCTTGATCAAATCGTTTATGTCGTTCATTCGTTTCAATTGCTCTGCTGTTGCCATGAGATTCCCTCCTAATTAGCCTTTAGCCTTGTAAACTTGGTCATATGTTCACTTATTCATGGTTTTGTATATGAATTTCCCTTAAACGCCACACATGCCCTCACATTCATTCAAAAAGTGATCTATATCAAGCTGATCCTCATTGAAATTTACTTCCTCCAATGGCCGGCCTGACTTATGGAGAAAAGCATTATTTTTAAATCGCGGCAGCTTTCGGATAAGCCGGTCAATTTCCACTGCGTCTTGCCAGGAGGACGGGTCTTTCATCTTCATATCACGCCAGGCGTTGAAGTCATGGAAAGGGCAGCCGATGCAGCTGGACTTTGCCGGCGTTCCGAGTCCCTCACGCTCAACGTATGTAATGCAGCGCGACCGATCTATGAAGGCCACATCAACCAAAGGATGCTCTGCAACTTGCCAGCTTTCCCTGCTTGGTTTAACTCGCTGGATTTCATCAGTGCTGATCCCTTTCCAGAGGTGAACAACTTCTTTGATGCGCTGCCTCGGCTTGTACCCGAGCAATGAACGGATTTTCCGGTTAACCGGTAATATTTTGTATTCGTTTGTACATTGCCGACGGGCGATGCCTATTTCACCTTTTGAATCCCGCGTGAAGAATGGGATACTGGCGAAACGGTCACCTGTCTCAGCGCCTTGCACAATGTCATCACGAATGTTCCCATTATCAGTGAAGATGATCTCCCGCCCGTAAGTTGCCTTGATATGCTCGTTTATTTTCTCGATCCAGTTGTAAACGTGTTGCGGCTCCCATCCGGTATCCGAGAAAATAATGTAATCGGGTATAACGCCGTTTATCTCACCTTTCAACGCCATGAGAAGAAGGGCCGTTGATTGTGTGCCTCCCCCGTAGGAGAGGACGTGAATATGTTTTTTGCCATCGTCGTACTGCTGTTTAATCATCCCTTAACCCCCGATCAAATTCGGCAGCACGGAGATAGCGAAGAAGATGAGCCCCACGCATGCCCCGACCAGCCAGATATTTGTTTTATCCCGTTTAGCGATAATGGTATCGCCGATCATTTTCAGATCGTCAGACCGAGCGACAAGCGTCGGGATGTAGTCCGGGTGAACCTTCAAAAGCTCGGCCGCCTGCTCGACGGTCATTGCTTCGTCCTTCGTGGCCTTCACGTTCCGTTGTAGTTCTACTTGTAATGGCATCATTTTTCTTCCCCCCTTATATGACTGAAGCCGATACTAAAACTGTCTCCTCGACGCTTATGGTCGCTGCTTTTCTGTGAAATGTCTCACCATCTATAACAATTGATGTTTTTCTTGCTTCCTCGTATAACGACGGGAATTTTTCAACAGATGATTCAGGAACAAGCCCCCATACTTTCCATTCATCCATTGAGTTCTCAAGATCCTCAGCCTCGCAATAATGCCCCTCCCGAAATTCCTGGTCTAACCATTCGTCTAATTCTAAGGAATTTTCAAATATATAGGCTTCGTCACATTCATGTTCATGAAAAACAAAGAAATATTCGAAAAAAGCGCCAGTACCGTTTGACTTAACAAAATCAACAAATTCCCGCCAGTTACTTTTCAAACCACCTTGATCAACATATTTCACTTTCATTCCGCGTCACCTACAATCTGAAGTTTTTTATAATGAGCTACATGTCCGCAGGGATTTTCCCAAGTATGAACTTGTCCGAAGAATCCGTCCTCAGCGTGCTGCGTGAGCTGAGGATTTCCCATTTCCCCGCCACAAGTAGGGCATTCCCAAAGTACATTAACTTCCTTGAACCCGATCAGGAAATCATTGGTATCGCGGGCGGGAATCGTTACTTTTTTTGTCTTCATTCCGCAGCCCCCTTTGGTGTAAATGCTTTGATCACTTTCAAAATATAAGCTGTTTCCCCGTTATCTAATCCATCCATAGCGCACTCAAAATCTTTTCCCGCGCTTTTCATTGTGCCGTGGAACTGTACATCTTCGCTTTGCGTGTCATATACCATATAAGTATCATTCATTCCGCTTTCTTCTTTCTGTTCCTCAACTTTTGATTTTAATTCTTGGTTCTCCGCCTGCAGCAACTTAATATCTTCCTGCGCCTGCCGAAACTGGTTTACCGTGACTTCCTGCTGGCGCTGGTGTTCCTCAATGATTGCCTGCTGTTTTCTCATGTAGCCGATCATTATGTCTTTGACATAACTCTGCTCGATGATGTAACAAGGTCCTGCATTTATATCGAGTGGCTTCAATTCCTCTTTTGAAGCTAAATGCCACAATGACAAGTCACTTATAATTTCCTGTAATTTATCCATGCCCGTTCCTCCCCCGCAGGGGAAACCCCTGCTATTTGAATTTGTGGCCGATCTCGTAATCACAACGAGCCAGGCCGCCTTTTATTGTTTGAATGATTGTTTTACCGTGTTCCGGGGCGTCCATTAAGTGGGCTGTCCCTTCAGTGCCATCTAAAACAATGATGCGGACTTTCCCCGGCTCGATGCTTTGCTGAATAGTTGTTTCATGATTTTTTATTTCTGTTGGCTTGTTCACTCTGGCCGCCCCCTGTGCTATGATAGAAGTACCAGTTCATATCAGAGCATCGGGGCCACGGCTTCGGTGCTTTTTTACGTTTTACGACGGCAGCCGCATCGTTAAGCCGGCAGATGGCTTTAATTCCTCGCGGTAGATGATCGGATGCTTTTCGACGTATGCCGCCAACTGCTCCGGCGTCATTTTCCACTCCTTAACTGGACCAGGCTTGTATGGATCGATTTTTTCTTGCATAGCGATAACCTCCTGAATTGATTTAGTTTTCAAGCATCAAACTTTGGCCTCAAAGCGTTATGGCAGGATTTCCGTTATCATGACTTCCACCCGGGGCTCTTCACTGTAAAACTTGCTAACTTTCAGATCGACTACCTGGCTATCATCCCGGTAAATCAGATGATTCAGCGCGTCTTTAACTCCCTTTACATAGTTATCAACGTCCGGCTTTGTTACGGGGCGCAGCAGGCCCTTTTCCGCATTCTCTCTTTTTGTCTTGGATTTAGAAATTTCTTTCGTCATTGGTCTGAATACTCTGACATCCATTGCCACAGGTCCCGTAATAACTTGTTTTGGACGATACTGTGACGCCACCAGCGCAACATATTGTTTAAAGTTCTTTGATTTCAAAGGATCACGCATTTTAACCTTGCCATTTATAACAGATCCCCTCGGCCTCCCCTGTGCAACAGGCTCGCCGTAAACTATAAACTGAATGGAATCCAACCGTCATTACCTCCCGTCAATTTGTTCCCAGTGCTGAATCTGCTTTTCCTTGTACGGCGCTGTGAGGATGATGGCCGGCAGCAGGATAACCGCTTTAAGCACTGTGCATCAGCTCCATTTGTTTGATTTTTTCCTCAAGCACCCGGATCGCCGGGGTAAGGTCCTGGCCGGCCGTTTGCTCGGCGGGCCCGAACAGATACATGCCGCCGGATGCCGTGAAATTTACCTGTTTATCCATTTCTCAATCCCGCCAATCTATGATTTAACAGCATTCTGTCTCCCTTGATGATCACAACATAATCCGCACACATTTCGTAAATCCGGGTGCCGAGCGCCTCGTCTATCTTTACGATCTGCTCGATATTCAACTCGCTTGAAATCAAGATCGGTTTATGGTTCAGATAGCGATAGTTGATAACAGAGTATGTTTGCTCGACCTGCCAATCGGTAGCCCGTGGCTTCCCATTCAGAGGCTTGAACAGATCATCTATAAACAGGACTTCAACCTCTTTCATTCGCTTGAGCTTTTCTTCCAGCTTGTCAAAATCATCTTTCAGATCGTTGAATCCTTCGACGTATGGAAAATACTGAACCGCGATATTTTTTGATTTAATCAGCTTGTTAGATATTGCAGTAAGCAGATGTGTTTTGCCTGCCCCCGGCTGCCCGAGCAGGGCGATGCTGTTGTTTCGAGTACCGCGTATGTTATCAAACTCCTTGTAGTATTCGACCGCTGTATCGTAAGTCACTTTCACCATTTCCGGCTTCCCTTCGGTTACAAAATTCTTGAATTGCAACCTTTCAAATTCTGGGGTGATGTCACTGGAATTCATTAATTTCCGGATGCGGCGCCGCTCAATGCATCCACACCGTACCCACACTTGATAACCGTCCTTGTTTTCGAGATAGCCGAGTTCGTCTTTGCATACCTGACAGTCATACTCAGCCTTTTCTTCTGAGGCGGCCGACTTGTCCGCCGAAAATTGAGCCGACCTTTCCTGAAGTTCTTTCATGACTGCCGCCATCGCCTCGTCCGTACTTTGTGTTCTGTTGTTTGTTGGCATACTGCTGTTTCTCCTTTCGTCTCTGGCTGAATGGGTTTGAGAGGATTGCTTCAATATAATTTAGATTGACGTTGTTTCCCTTGCTTCTGAAAGCCTGTTTCATCGCCTCCATGACTTTCTCTTCGCCGTAATCATCCACCATATACCCAAGCCGCTGAACCTCCATCGTGCCAATGGTGCGGGCTGTTTTGTTTTCGAATAGTTCAAATGCGTTTTTCATTTTTTCGTCAACCTCCTGCTGTCCTAAAGGTATTGGAGCCGGGTCTATCTTCTTGTTGTAATTTCCAAGCTGTATGTACTCGGCATAATTCAACACCGTCACAATGAAACCACGTTTTTGCGGCAGGCGATCCAGCTTCAAATACTCTTTCTTTACCATCCGATCTAACGAGTATTTGATCTGATCAGAAGACCAGTTGAAGCGCCTGGCTAAATCTACAAGCTTAATGATTGTCTGCCCGAGCTTTAGTTCTTGATCTGCCCTGTACTCCGCCCGTTTGAATAAATAATCGTATATTGTCTCGTCTCGTGAATCTTTAAATGGCAGCCGGGGCAGGACCACATACCCCAAACCTTGCATATCCATGCCGCTCACCTACTTCCTTTCACACAGTGCTGTCAGAGCCTTGAAATCTATTTCTACTAATCTCAGAGACGGCTCATTTGTCTTTAAGTAGTCAGTCGTGTACCGGGTATACAAGTCCTTTCTCATGTCGCACTGAACCGTTTTGACCAGCCAAAGATAACAATGCGGGATAGGAATCCTGATCAGCTCCCTTTTCATCAGCTCACCAACTCCGAAAAATGGATGATACTGTTCAGTTGATTAGTGGCCCGGCAATACTTGCATTTTTCGCATCGCTCCGGCTTCTCTCCGCCGTGTTTCACTTGCAAAATTCGGTCCATCCGCTGCTCAATCTCTTCAAGTTCTACTTCCATTCGGTTTTCATCTATATTGATCACCGCTTTGTCCGGCGGGTCCTCTTTAGACACCCCTACGATCAGGGGCTCAAGCCATTCGCTCCGTCCAGTCATTCTTTTTTCAAGCTCAGCATACAGTGCCATTTGTGCAATATAGCCATTTGCCTCGACGAATGAGCAATAGCCTATTTCCGGGTCCCAAACTTTCTCCCGCAATGACCGCGCTGTTTTCAGATCGGAGAAACGGCCGCCAGCTGGGTTGTATACGTCCAGCTTTCCTTTCCACGGAACACCGAACAATTCAGCAGTTACGATGACTTCCTTTTCTCCTTGCAAAACGAACATACAGAGTTCGTCATGTTGAATCGCCTCAATCATCAGATCAGCTAACTGATACTGCTTGTACAGCTGGCCCTTTTGTGTAAAAAGTGATGGGGTGTTCTTTTTAAATTCATCAAAAGCCTGTTCACCTTCAAGCCAGGCATGAACGTATTGGCCGAAGAGGAGCGCCTCCGATGTGGGCGGTGTCCATTCTCCGTTCAACTTTGCCATCGTAGCAGCCTCGCATTGCAAAAAGCTTTTATATTGAGAATTTGACATGTAGTATCTATCAATCTCGTTAGAGTAATAGTTCTCCTTGTTCAGTGCCGGTATCCGCATTAGCAGGATCACCCGCCTTTTCTTTACTATCAGCAGGCTTGTCAGCTTGCTCTTTCAGCTTTTTGAATTCTTCCTCAGCCTTTGATTTAGTCGCGCTAGCGGCCTTCACATTGAAGTAATCCTCTTTCTTTGCCATCCCATCACGCAGGGCCGTGTAAATACGACCAATTTTCAGGAAATCTTGCTCAGTGAAGGCATCAACATTACTGCCGATGTACTCCTGAATCATTTCCTTAGTGATGCCAAACTCTTTTTTAAAAAGGGAGAAGGCACTTCTGAGTCGGTCTTCCAGTGGTTCCTTATGTCCACTAATCAATGTTTTTTGACACATATCTACCGCCGCATCAACGATGTCGCCCGGAATCACTCCAAGTATGCAAGCACGAACCCGGCGGGCTCCTTGATTGGCAACCATTTCGTAAATATCCCTTGGATCATCAAGTTTGGTAATGGCGCCCCGTGCCTTCCGTTCATGCTTCACAGTGAAAATTTTGGTTTGCCGGGTATTCGTTTCAAGATCCCAAGCGTAAGCCATGACAGATGATTCACCGGCCTTTTGTTCCAACTCCATAATTCCGTAATCAATGTTCCCCCAATTTTGAGCCAAGGCCTCTGCCAGCCGGATAGATGGACCGGAAACCTTTGTGCCGCCGCGAGGATATTCATACACCGCATTCTCGGCCAAGAGCCTCCGTTCGCATGCTTTTTTAATCCGGTCAAACGCTGCGTATACGTCCCGTGGGAATTTCTTTGCGATGACCATTGCCGCCTGTACTTCTTGAGCCTGTCGGCTTACCAGCGCTTCCGTAGTTACGCCAGTAGCCTGCTGAGGGGCTGGCATGTAATCTGAGTAATCTACCTGAGATAGTCCGTTCATTATGCTTCTGCCACCTTTCTCAAATAAGCTTCTGTGCCGAGCCGCTGCCATTCTCGGTATGCATCCATTGACGGGAAGGAAAATACCGGTTTGCCTTTACTGAACATGATCGAGCCGCCGACTTGTCTCAGACGCTTCTGATCGTCCGCCCGGTCACTGAAAGATGCTGTTATTCGTTTTGCCATGTGTAAAACCTCCATTGTCTTTTATGAGGTAATTTGGTATAATAAAGGAACTAATCTTTACCAAAAGACCTTTTGAAGTCCACTCTGCCAAGTGGGCTTTTTTTATTGCTCATTTTTAAATTCAAAACCAAGATGCTCCTTCAGATACCGCTCAAGGTTTTCCCTCAAGATGACTTCTCCTTCAGCACTATCTATCACGTAATCATCGAAAGCCGTTACTTCATCCCCAAAGAAATCTTTTTGCGTTTCCGGCTCAGTCAGCTTGTCATGCCAGTTATTCAAGACCATCGGATTTTCAATATTCATCGCGAACACCTGCCCACAACACTCAAGTGAATTCCGCGGGCTGCCATATTTAAAACAGTTTGATGTAAGTGCCCTTTATTAGCCAGCCTATTAATATCCTCCGCAATAACCTTGATGCTCCCTGCAAGACTGATAGCTTCTTCGTAATCGCCATCCCGTAACGCCTCCGAAAGCAAGGTAGAGAGCTCTTCCGCCGACTCGATTTTTCTTTTTGCTGAATCTGCATCCGATTTAAGAAATTGATGGATTTTCATACCAACAATGCCTGCCTTTCCTCTGTTTTTGCCATCGCAACCTGATTTACTAGCGCTTTACGGGTCCATCTTTCGGCCAGCTCTTTCATATTCAGACCATGACTGCGGGCCAGCGAATATATCAGCGTTTTGTTTGCTGGGATCAGATCAAAAATCTGTTTAATATCGGCCATGGGCAGTTCTTCTGCCTGTCCGCTCGGTCTATCATTTGCCAACCAGCGCGCTAAATGCTTTGTGGCTTGCAATGCTTCTTCAAGCTGGTGAACCATGTTGATTACCGCTGCGCTTGCGCTCTCGTTAAGAGCTGGGTCTATTGGAGCCGCCGTTGTCGGGTGCAGCCGAAAAAGATAATGTACGAGATCAATATGTTCATAGGCCTCACACGCCTCAAACCATCTGATGCATAATTCGGGGGTCAGCTTACAAAAACCATTTTCAACATCGGAAACGTAACGTTGATCCTTCCCGCCTATCAAACTGCCGATCTGATATTGTGTAAACCCGGCCTCTTTACGAACACAGCGCATGATCTTCGGTAAATTCCGCAAGTTGTACGGATTGTTCTCCATATGTTTGCCTCCTGATATATTCAGCTGTTTGCTGTTAAAATTTAATTAGGGTCAAAAGATGTTTTATTGTATTGGCTTATGATTTTTCGAATATCCGGCCTTCTGGCTCTAAACTTCGCTTTGTGGCCACAATAAAAACAAATATTCACTCTAGAGAGCCTCTTTCATGATTGCTTGTTCTTGAGCTTCGATCCATGCATCAATATTGTGTTTGGTAAAGAAAATCCGATTTCGCACACGAAAGTGAGGAATTTGTTTTTCTCGAACCATTGTGTAAATTGTGTCATGATGAACACCCAGGTAATCAGCAGTTTCCTGAACAGTAAGTGTATTGCGTGTCATTTTTGACCTCCTATGCTGTGCTTGTATGAGATTCTTGTCCTTTTTGATTAAAAAAAAGTTCTTTAATATCACAATCTAGAATTTCAGCAACCTTAAAAGCATCTTCCATTTTAGGGGTAGAATAACCATTTTCCCAATTTGAAATAGTTGATTTTTTATACATAAGTTTTTCGGCTAAATTCTCCTGTGTTAAGCCTTTAGCTTTCCTTGCATTCACAAGTTTATAATTTTTCATTGAGTCACCTCCTGTATAAGGAACTTGTACTTCATGACCTCATTATAGGTATAAGAATCTTGTATGTCAATAATAATGTATGAAAAACTTGTACAAAAGCGTAATTTTTTTCTTTTTGTTGTACAATTACCTTGTACTAATTATGGAGGAAATCCACATGTTATCTAAAAGATTAAAAATTTGTCGTAAGCAAAAAAAACTTACTCAAACGGAGTTAGCTCAAAAGGTAAAAACCACTAAAGGTACTATAAGCAATTATGAGAACGGACATAGCACGCCTTCTAATGAAATGCTTCGTGACCTTGCTGACGCCCTCGATACAACTACTGACTATCTATTAGGCAGGATTGATAATCATATGAACTTCATTAGGGAGTCATCTGAATTTTATGATACGTTTGGAGATGATGACTTACAACTCGCCTTTAGAGAAGCACGTGATTTCTCAGAAGAAAGTCAAAAACAAGCAATTGACTTTATAAAGTATCTCAAAGAGAAAGAAGAACGCGAAGGACGAAAAAGCCGAAAAAACAATAACGACTAACAAGTGATAAAAATAATGATATAACCGAGATTATTGCTCCTATTATTTCTATTATGTTTATTCAGTTTAAATTCTGTTTACTAATAAGATCTGAATTCTCTTCCGGATTGGTCCTGAACCCCTTCTGGAAAGGTAATATTTACAAGCCCTTCCCCCCTTATAAAACAAAGGTTTCAGTATTTAATCTCATCCGGATTTCCTTCCGAACTGATTCGGAATTCTCTTCGGGATAAAAACTTGAAAAAATTTGATTAAAACCCAGAAATAACTAACCGATAATATATCTAGAAGACATTTCAATAAAAAGGGGAAATTATTTTGAAAAAATGGTTGTTATGTATCGGTGCTTTATCTTTGAGTTTTTCTTTAGCAGCGTGCGGGTCTGATTCAGCTTCAACTGATAAAACAGATTCGGATAGCAATAAGACAACGCAGCAAGAAGACAAAGGTAAACAAGAGACAAAGACAGATCAGAAAACAGAGACAGAAAAGCAATCAAATAACAAAAGTGCTGATGAGTCAAAAAAATCCTCAGCTAAAGAGACACCTGATAAGAAAAAGCTGGTGGATGTAACACTAAACAAAACAGTTGATGGAGATACAATTAAAGTCAATTATAAAGGCGAAGTTAAAACTGTTCGTTATTTGCTCATTGATACTCCTGAAACTAAAAAACCAAATTCTTGTGTCCAACCATATGGAGAAGATGCTTCGGCGCGAAATAAACAGCTGGTGAACAGTGGTAAGCTACAATTAGAATTTGATAAAGGTGACCGTACTGATAAGTATGGAAGAATGCTAGCTTACGTTTATGTTGATGGAAAATCAGTACAAGAAACATTACTTAAAGAAGGATTAGCTCGAGTTGCTTATGTATATGAACCAAACACGAAGTATTTAGGTACTTATGAAAAAGATCAGGAAGTTGCCAAAAATAAGGACTTGAAAATTTGGAGTAAGAATGGCTATACAACTGATAAAGGATTTAATGGTTGTGTAACAAAGCCTAAAAAATCAGTAACTGCTTCTAAACCTGTTGAAAAATCGGCTACAACTCATAAATCGACTACTTCACATAAATCAAGCTCAAACAGTTCAAATTCTAGCGAAAGTAGCTCAACAGCAAGCAGTTCTTCTAACTCTACACAAGCCTCCACATCTACTGGTGGAACAGAACACTTTGCAAACTGCACAGAATTAAGAAAGAAATATCCTCATGGTGTCCCGAGTTCTCATCCGGCATACCAATCGAAAATGGATCGTGATCACGACAACTATGCTTGTGAGCGATGAATAGAGGAGATTAGTGATGGCACAAAAATTTCAAAAACTAAACTATAAGTATGGAATCATAGACTATCCAATATTTCTTAAAGAGCTTGAATCTATCATTCAAGAATTCCCTAAATCAGAAAGAAAGTTTTACGAATATGCAATTAAAGCTTTAAAAAAAGAAGTTGATAAAAAGGAAAAGATTCTACATATAACTTCTGCCGATCCGAAGTTGACTAAGTTTGGTTTTATGGTTATCACTGAAAAGAAACTTTTATTTGTCATTATGAAAGGCGGTATTTTCGGTGGTGCCGATACTGAAGTTGTTGAATTTAAAAGTATCAAAGAAGTTGACTTTGACATTGCCCCAACTCCATTAGGAATGGCTACAATGCAATTGGGAATTCTCCATTTAAAAATCAAAGGTAAGCTTGGAATGAGTAACAAGCGCACCATTAGAAATATTGATGAACATTCACTTGATAGAATAGTATCTATCCTAAGAGACCAAATAAAATAAGCCCGGTTTGGGCTTTTCTTTCACACCAAAAACAGAACATACATTCCCTATATGGTGGTGTTTTTTATGTCAATCCAGTTATCGCACCTTGAAGAAGAAGTGAAAAAAATCTATCACAAATTAAATATTGAAACTCCTGAAGACATTGATTTAGAAAGGATTGCCGCGGCATTTCGTATCTGGCTGCATTACGAGCAAAGAGAAAGCTGCATGTTCCAAATTAACGGTGAGTATAGCGTCGTTCTTGATGCTCGTGCCTCTCCACAAGAACAATGGCAGGACTTTGTGCATGAGCTATGCCATGTCTTAAAACATACTGGAAACCAATTTCACATGAATAGAATGTTCAGGCAGCTTCAGGAATACCAGGCGAACAGTTTCATGTATCACTTCTGCGTACCAACGTTCATGCTCATAAAAATGCAGCTGCCCCGTCTTAAATCAGAGGCCATTAAATTAATAGGAGATACATTTAATGTGACATATTCCTTGGCCGCTAAACGGCTAGAAATATTCAACAGAAAACAGTTTTCAATTCTCTGGCATAAAAAGCTCCATCAAATAAGTAAATTGAATGTTAGGAGGTAGCCAAATGGCTAGTATAGAGCCCCGTGGAAAAAACTCTTTTAGATTAATTGTTGAGAATGGTTACGATGCCAAAGGTAAAAGGGATAGAAGAAAGAAAACAATTCGTATAGAAGACCCAAAGCTATTAAAGACTAAACGAAAATTACAAGAGTATCTTGAGGACCAGCTGCACCGTTTCAGAATTGAAGTAGAGGCCGGCGAATATATTGCACCGGAAAAAGCTACTTTTGAATCATTTGTAGAGAAGTGGGTTGAAAAGAAACTCTTTAATAAGAATGGTAAGCCTTACTCTTATACAACATCTGTCAAATATTCAAATCACTTAAAAAATCACATTCTTCCAGCATTAGGTCATAAAAAAATAGACAAAATAAAAAGCCTTCATATTGTTGATTTTATAGATGATTTATCTAAAGATGGGGCTAGAAAAGATGGAAAGCCTGGCGGATTAGGTGATCAAACAATCAAAGATATATTTAAAATCTTACAAGCATTATTTAAAACTGCCACAGAGGAATGGAAATTGATAAAAGACGACCCTATTGAGGGATTGAGTTCGCCAGAAGCTGAGAATAAAGAAATGAATTTTCTTGAATCTGACGAAGCAGCTGAATGTATTAAAGTGTTGTATGAAATAGATATTAAATGGCGCTTATATTATCTTGCAGCTCTGATCGGGGGGCTTCGTAGAGGGGAAGCTCTTGCCTGTGAATGGCACTTGGATGTAGATTGGGACAAAGGTGGAATATATGTAAATAGATCAATTTCTAAAACAATTAACGGAGAGCCTCATGTCAAAAGCCCAAAGTCAAAAAGTTCTCAACGGTTCGTCAAAATGCCTGATTTTTATATGAATGAGTTGGCTAAATTTTATCGCATATGGAAAAAAGAAAAATTGTTGCTTGGCGATGTATGGGAAGGCGGAGAACATCAATATGTGTTTCACAGTGGTAAAGGAAAACCTTACTACTATACAACCCCTACCGCAAAATGGACTAAAATAAAAAAGAAGTACGGTCTAAAAGATGTTCGTCTTCATGACTTGCGGCATACTATGGTGGCTCTCCTTATGGAAGCTGGCGAAAGTCTCAGTGCTATTCAACGAAGAGCTGGACATGCCAGTGCTCGAACAACTAGTGATATTTATGGTCATGTTACCGAGAAACTCGAAAATAGCACAGTAAATCACTTTAACAAGTTCGACCCTAGAAACCTAGCACAAAAACAGAGCTGA